CTGCCACGGTGATTCCAGCCGACAAGACCCCCGCGGACGCGCCAGCGGGGCACAGCGGGGCCGCAAACGGGCTCCCCGAGGGAGCCGTCGCCGAGTTCCGGTTCCACCGGCAGCGGAAATTCTGCTTTGACTGGGCCTGGCCGGCGCGCCTGGTGGCCCTGGAAATCGAAGGGGGGCTGTTTGGGCGCGGCAAACGCTGCCCGACGTGCGGACGCCGGGCAGTTGCCGGACACAGCAGCATCGAGCGGATCAAGACGGACATGGAAAAATACAACCTGGCTTCCCTGGCCGGTTGGCGGGTGCTACGGGTGACCCCGCAGCAGATGAGTTCTGGAGAGGCTGGCCGGTTGGTCCGGCTGGCATTGGCAACGAGTGGTTTACGGAGGTAGGACAATGGCGAAGAAACTGGAAACAGCGGACGCGGACGCATTGGCACGAATTGGCGATGCCCGCGAGAAACTGCGGGAGGCGGAGAGCCGGCACCTGATCGCGAAAGAGAACGCGAAGGCGGCCAAGTCCTCGTGGGAAGCGGCGGTCGAACACCTGACCACCGTGATTGATTCCGAGACGCGGCCCCTGCCGCTGTTCGACGCGGCGCCGGCGGTCAGCCTGCCCGTGGTCGAAATCGTGAGCGGGACGGATCAACACGGGCTCGAGATCGGCACAAGCTGGCCTGTGGTCGAGATCCGGGCGGGAGGGATCGTGGTCCAGATCGACGCGGGCACTGTCCCGCTGGCCGACGGTGAGTACCTGGCCGAGCCGGACGTACAGACCGCGATTGCCGACGCCCGGACGGCAGGCGTCGACGGTCCCGAGGCATGGTCCGAGTTCTGGGCCGGCTTGCAGGCCGGAGTCGCGGGGGCCTGGCGGGAGTTGCCGCTGAGCGAGGCCGGCATCACGGGGAAGATTGCCGACACGCTGGCCGGCGCCGGTTGCGAGACGCTGGGGGCCCTGGTCGAGCGGATGGCCAGCGGGCTCGGGTGGAACGATGGGCTCAAGGGCATCGGGGAGGAGAAAGCGGCCGGGCTGGCGGACAAGCTGGCCGACTTCTGGAAGGACCATCCTGAATTCGTTCAGGCGTGAGGCGGGAAACGAAACCACGGCGGGGGCTTTCCCCGCCGGCATTGCGGAAGGAATCCCATGCAGACGAAAGAAAAAGGCGGGTTGGTCCTGACTCGCAAACGTGGCCAGTCGATCGAGGTCGACGGGCCGGCGCGAATCGTGGTGGACCGGCTGGGCGGCGGCCGGGTGCGGTTGCGAATACTGGCTGACCGCGCGGTGACGGTGCTGCGGAGCGAGATTGCGGAGCGGGAGGAAGGACATGGTGTACCAGAAGCCATTGGGTAAATTCCGGCACTCCCGAGCGTCGCGAAAGCCCCGCGTCAGCCGTGCGGAAGTCGAGCCGGACCAAACCGTTCCCGCCGACGGCCCGTGCGACGGTGATGAGGCCATGCGGCTGATGCGCGATCGGCCGACTGGCGAGCGTGAAAACGTTGCCGATGAGATTTGCGAGCGGGTGGCGAAATGGGGAGGGAGATCATGAGCGAGGCAGCAAAACAGTTGCGAGACATTGCGAGATGTTGCCGAGACTGGAACATTGAACTGCGATCCGCGGCTGACGAAATCGAGCGGCTACAGGCCGACGTGGATTCGTGGCAAAAAACCGCGGTCATCCTAGGAGAGCAGCGAGACCAGAGGCAGGGAGAAAACGTGCGACTACAGGCTTCCCTCGACACCGTACAAGCCGCCGCCGTCAACGCGATCAGCGAGTGCAGCAGGCTGCGGGCGGAGAACGAGCGGCTGCAAGACAAATTGCGAGACGCTGAGGATGTCCGCGATCAGCGTTGGCAGATGGCTAAGGAAGCGAAAGCGGAGATCGAGCGGCTACAGGCGATCGTGGACCGGCTGCCAAAGACGGCGGACGGTGTGCCGATCACGCCTGGGATCACAATCTGGGATTCGATCGGCGTGAAATCGTGGGAAGTTACCGGCGTAAACACCAGGCTCGGAAAGCTGTCATGCGTGTACGGCCCAAATGGATCATTTGACGCCATCTGCAGTGGCTACTACTCCACCCGCGAAGCCGCCGAGAAAGCGAGGACGCCATGAGAGGGCGACGCTACGAGCATTCCATCGACGCCTGGTCATGCTACCGGCTGAAGCAGATCATGTCCGGCGGAACCGAGCGAATCACGCCGGCGGAGCTGGACGCGCGAGTCGCCATCGAGCGCCGGCACGAAGCCGGGGCCGCGCTCGCCGACCATGAACAGGTGATGACCGAACTGCGGCGCGAACTTGGCGGCCGATGTCCGCGATGTGGATATCCGGTTCTTGACCTGTTGACGTGTCCGGATTGCGGGGAGAATATCTGGAGATCCGCGGGAGCCCCCACGGTGAGCGCAGGGGAATCCTGTCCGGCAGCCGGTGCAACTCCGGCCGTTCGCCGGGGGCCCGCGGAAATTCGCGGCTCATGTTGACGAGCCTACCCGAAACTCGCTAAAATTCCGTCCGTCGCACGAACGCGGCCACGGCTCGCATAGACGCGGGCACCCAAAACAACGAGGGGTGTCATGCGTCCATTTATCGAAAAAAGCCGCCTGCCAGCGTTCGCCGGGGACCGACCCAACCGCGATAATCTCCGAGTCGCGCTCTTCCGCCTGCCGCTGCTGGAGGCTTTCTTTCCGGCGGGAAGGGCTCAATGGGAGCCGCTGCGAGCATGCCGCAGAGGGGCCGTTCGATTCGGTGCCTGCCTCCTGATCCTGCTTTCGGCCGCCGCCGCCCTGGCCCAGTCGCCGCGGGCGACGATCACCGGCCCGCGCGAATCCCGCCCCGGCGCCCTGGTGGTCCTGGACGCCAGCGAGTCGGTTGGCACAGGCCGGCTTTGGCTGCTGGCGATCAGCCCCGAGGAAACCAGCTTCCTGCCGGTCGAACAGGGCCTGAAGTGCATTTTTGCCAGCCCGACCGCTGGAAAATACACGTTCGTCCTGGTCGTCAGCGGAACCAACGCGAACGGCGGGCCGGCGGCGGACATGACGACGCACTCGATCGTGTTGACGGGAGTTGCTCCCCCAGATCCGCCGGACCCTCCGGCGCCGCCGGTACCGACGTTGGGCCGGCGGCTGATCGTAGTCTTGCGGGAGAGTGGAGCGACGGACACAGCGACAGCGACAGCGATCCTGAAACTCAGGACGGACGAAGCGATCCTGGAGCGGCTGCGGAGCAAAGACCACCCATCGCCGCTAGTCCTCGACCAGGACAGCGACAGCCCGCTAGTGCATCGGCTCAAACAAGAGATCGGCAGCGACCGCCTGCCGGTCCTGTTCGTCCTGGATTATTCAAGCGGAGCGTCCGGTAAGACGCTCGCCAAGGTGCCGATGCCAGCGAGTGCGGAAGGCGTCATTGCGGCGCTCGGAAAGGCGGGTGGGTGATGATTGACCGCAGGTGGATTGACGTTGATTTGGTACCGCCGAGAGGCATCGGCGTGGATGGATTCGCGGGGGCGTTGCCGGAATCCGAAGCCCAATTAGCCTGCGCTGATAGCGGCGACTTTATGTCCGCGTTCGACCTGATTCCGCGTGCTGACTGGCCGGACCTGATTGTCGCGCAGGGCGACCTGACGCGGCTTGACCCGTTCATTCGAGGGCAGGGCCGAGAGGGTTCTTGCGTTGGAAACGGAGCAGCGGCGGCGTTCGACCGATGCCAAGCGATTCAGCACGGCAAGATCGTCAGAACGTCGGCGATGAGCCTTTACAAGCGGATCGGCCGGAGTGCGTCATCGGGGGCCGTTGTCGGCGACGCACTCACCGAGCTGAAAGAGCGCGGAATCCTTCCTGTCACAGGCGAACCGTTCCCGCACACTCACCCGGCAACTGGGTTCTCCCAGCGATTGCCGGACGGCTGGGAAGCGACCGCGTCTCAGTTCAAGGTTGAAGAATTCTGGCGGGTGTCAACGTTCGACGAGGCGGCAACCGCAACCTTCCTCGGGTTCGGGTTGGTGTACGGGCGTTCGCGGCATTGTATCTGCGGCTGGCAGGCAGTCAAGGACGGCAAACGCTGGCTGCTGAAGTACAAAAATAGCTGGGAGAAAACCTGGGGAGAAAACGGATTCGGCTACGATTCAGAATCGTTTCTACGCGGTGGGCCGAGTGGGTTTGCGATCAGAACTATCACAGTGAGGGAGTGAGCAATGGGAATCCTGGAATCGTTTGCGAGTGCGGTCTATGGTCGCTTGACGGGCGACGATGACACGTTTGGATTTGATATCACGATGATCGTCAGCATCATCTCCGCCATCGCAGCGGCCCTGGAAAACTGCAATCCGCAGGGCGTCCAGGCGTTTGCGGAAGGGAAGCGGCGGGACCGGGCGGCTACGAATCGGCTGCGGACGTGTTGCGTCAACGCGGTGGATCAGGAGGTGCATGGCCCGCTACGGAAGGCGATTGCGGCAGGGCGACTGTATCGGGCGATTGTCGATGAGGCCGAGGCGTCGTCAAAGACGCTGATGGCAGGTAACACGGTGATGGCAGGAGACGTTTACGCTCAGATCATTGCCGAAGCGAAAGGCGTCTAGGATCTCTGCCCGACGCGATGCGGGCCGCCGCCGGGCGTGCACCCTGCCAAGAGTTCCGCCTGGCGGCATCTTACACGGAGGAAGACCACTCCCCGCGGACCCGGCCGCATGGACGCGGCCGCGCGGGGCGGGAGGATGAGAATGAACTTGCCGTTGCAGAGGATCCATGATTGCAGGTCGAGTTATGGCTGGCTGCTGTTTCCGCTGTGGTTCGGTAGGTGGATCGCGTGGTTCGACAACTATGGTTTGCGAATGACCAGTTCAATCGGGTTTCACAACTGCACACGGACGGGCGTTTACTGATGGCGGGTGCGAACTGCGGGACTTAGCTTAGGTGGAGCAGAGCATGGCGAGAAGTCGTCAAGGCACGCGTTCGAGTCGCGTAGTCCCGGCTAAGATCACGAGGCTCGATAGGCGGCACATGCGGAAACTGGACCGGAAAATAGCGATGCTTGACCACGCAATTTGGATCAACCAAATTTGCCGTCCGTCGCTCGCCATTTCACAGCGCCGAGAGCGGGACAAACTCGATGACACGAGACGGTGGCTTAGGAATTGGATGAAGAATCCAAGCAGAACAGAAACATCATGACCATCTACGCGGCAATACTGATTCTCGCGTCGATGGCAGTCGGCGTGCTGCTGGCGGCCGGCTGGATTGCGATCGTGCGGCACGTGATGCCTGACGAGCCGCGCGGCATCCATCGCGACGACGTGGATCGTGAGTTTGAACGGGACTTTGGGCCGCTGGTTGAGGCCGGACACGAAGCGTATCGAGATCGGCGGGACGAATGAATATCGCAGCGGCAATTCTGATCTTGGGAGCGACCGGCCAGGCGAGCCGCGAGACGACGGTCCCGGTGCCGATAACTGGCGTTCTGTGGGGTGTGGTAGTCGGAGGGATGCGTGATGCCGTTGGTCGATTTACGTCAGTCGGAAATTCGGATTTTACCGCGCGAAACACGGCGGCGGCTCTTGGAAGACGCAGCCGAGAAATGGATGCCGAGCGAACCGGAGGACGGCGAGATGCTGATGGAGGGATCGGCTCCAAAACAAGACTGGGTTCCGTTGCACCCAAGCAAATCACGCTCAGCATCGACGGCCGCGAGCGAACCGGCTGGGCCTGGGGAGAGGCCGCCTACAGAGTCGCATCCTACGTTACCGACCGCAGGACCGACGGCTCCGTACGTTACGAGTACCGATTACGAATTCGAGGTTACGACGTTCGGAGGTCAACCAGAATTGAAAACGGTTCGGTCGTACTGACCACGGACGTTTGGGGCAGCATCGGACCCAATGGGGAACTCTACCGTGTTCGACTTACCATTACTGCCGATGAATCTGGAACCAGCACTCGACTACGCGGGACGATTACCGGAGACAGTCGGATCGGCGACCGATGCGGACTGGTTGAGCGAGTCGCCGAACGAATCATCTCCCGAGAACTCGCCTTCGTCCTCCGCAGAATCGAAGACGAGGGACGCGGACTGTACGCCAGCGGAGACATCCATCAACTTGGGAACGTACTGATTGAGAGGCTGACCCGATGATCCTACCCCAGCAATCACCGCCGATCACCCGCCGCCCGTCGCCGCTGGCAACGCCGCGACACACGATTGTCACAACCCCCGATGGACGCCGGCTGACGCTGTTGTGTGCGATTCATCGGGGCGAGAGTTTGCACCATAATTCACTCCGATCCATGAGGAACTGTTAACGATGATGACACCAGCAAAGCACTCAGATGACCCGTGGTACGCGAGATTAATCCTCCAGATCATGAGCCGCGAAGGGATCATGACCACGTTGGTTGTCGGAGTGATTGTCACCATTGTCGTGTTCGGGTGGCTCAACGGGAAAAAAGAAATGGAGTCCAGGCAGAAGGTCAACGAGGACATGGCCAGCGCGTACAAAACCAACGCTGAGACGAACAAAACCAACGCGGAGACGAACAAATCGGTATCGGATTCGGTCAAAAAGCTGGCGGCAATCGCAGACCAGAATATCGAGTTTCAACGCACCGTAATCGCCCAGCACGAGACATTGCAAAAGTACGTGATGGACGATTCCGAATGCACCAGACAGATCATGGAGGATGGAACGTTACCTGCTCGCGAAGTTCGCGACATGATGGAAGCCGCAACGCGACTAATGACTCCGATTCCAGCCATTCGCGATGCTCAAGGCAAGGTGATGCTGGAATTGCTGGACGTGCAAAAGCAGGTGCTACAGACCCTCAAAGAGCAATCAAAAAACGTCCAACCGCCGCCGAGCAATGGCGGCGCATCGAGGAGCTAATGCCCGATGAAGAAGCGATCAACGCGGCAATGCGAGCTTGGGATACCAACGCGGGCGCTGGCAGAGGCGATCCGTGAATGGGACGCGGCCGACGATCGGAAACAGTGGAATCTCGTTCTCGGCTCGCCTGGCAGTTACGTCGGCTCCCTACCTCGATACCCGACGCCGGGGACCGACGGCTACACCCGTTGCATCCAGCAGTGGTACGCGGCCTGGCAGGCAGCGAGCAGGCTTGACGCGACGATTCAGCAGATGGGATATTTGAAACAGCAGATCGAAGCGGCGACGAATCAACTCGGCGTGCTGCAGGGCCAGATCAACACCGGGGAAGTGGCACTCGTCGCGCTGACGGCGGCGTTCGTCGGCTGCATGAACGGAATCCAAACATGAGTGCGACCTGCGGCAACCCGCTGTGCACGACGATTTCGGTTATGATGAGCGAGGGTGCCGTGAGGTTCGATCGCGAGGAAGGCGAGAAAAACGTGCAAGTGCGGGTGACATGGATGATGGATGACGGGCGGCGGTTTTTCGGCTACGGGGCCAACGTGCGGGACGCGATTTCCGATTGTGTGGATGCGAGGATGGGAGAATAGAGAATGCCGATCAGTTACCGCTACCCGCCCGGTGGCACCGCAACCGAGATCCAAGTTCGCGCACTGACCGGCGTGCATTACGGCGTCTCGGGAACGTCCTATGTCGTAGGCACGGACACGCTGACTATTAAGGGCTTGACACTCACGACCGCTGCGGTTGGCGTGAGCGTGCCGCTGACGGTGACGGTTGCCGGCACGCAACTCACGCTTGTCAACGCGGGGACGAACCAGACCACGTTCGCCACCGGAGCCACCGGCAACCTGACGGTGACGCCGAGTGGGACAATCATATCAGTGCCCGCAGGCAAGCAGATAGATATCGGCGAGAATGGAACGTCTCAAACGTCGCATATTCGATGTTTTTCAACAACGAATACTGATGCTTATTCGTTGCGTATGTACAACTATTCAACGGGAGCCGCTGCACGAATGGGGATGCAGTGGAACAACGGAGCCGCGAATACATATTTTCTGTTTTATGGGCAGTCATATTCTGGAACGTATCCTGCTGGAACATTTCGGTTTACTCATATTGCTGGTGCTACAGCTCCATTGATATTCAATTCTGAAGGAACGATCATATTCGATGGTGCGTCTGAGCACGCCCGATTTACCGCTGGCAATTTCGGCATCGGCACCGGGGCCACGGTATCCGCCCGTCTGCACGCCGTCAGCGTCACTAGCCCGCAATTCATCCTTGGCTACGACAACGGGACGAATCAGACTACGTTCGCCACCGGAGCCACCGGCAACCTGACGGTGACGCCGAGTGGGACACAGGTCACGTTCGGAAAAGCCGTCGAACTCGCAGGCGGTAGTTCTGCTGGAATTACACCGTCAGCGTCCTATGGATTCTACGCATATCGGTTATCGGGGGCGGCTGGTCAAGCGGCGGTGCGAGGGTACATGGTGGCATCTACCTCCACGTACACGGGTTGCTCGGCGCTAACGTTTACCTCGCTGGTGAATCATTCATCTGGCGTGTTGGACACCGTTTACGGAATCGACGGAACGGCGCGGTCAACAGCCTCCGGTACCGGATCTGTACTAATCATAAACGCCATGAGTTCGACCGCGCAGCAGTCATCGGCAAATGCAACCGGAATAATGCGTGGAATGCGGTCCTACATCGCACAAGACGCATCGACGGGAACGGTAACGCTCGGGGAGGCGTATTCGTCATACGGAAACATCGGTGCGTCCTCGACGATGACCGAACTGCGGCACTTCTCGGTCACGGAAGTAGCTGGAGCCGGAACGCTCGGGACGCAGATCGGGCTCTATGTCCCGACGCTCGCGAAGGGCACAACCAACTGGCAGATTTACTCGGTGTCGGGCAACTGGCGACTCGGCAACGACAACAGCCTGCTCTATCTCGGGACCGGCAATGACGCGACGATCACCTATGACGGCACGAACCTCGTCATCAATCCGAAAGTCGTGGGCAGCGGGTATCTGAGCGTCGCAGGCGATTTGGTAGTCGATGGGAAAACAACGACCGCCGGACGCAAGGCAACCATCCGCACCGTTGTTGACACAGCCGACGCAACCTTGGCGGACGAGGTGATTATCTGTTCCAAAGGTACGGCGTTCACTCTCACCATGAATACCGCGACCGTGGGCGACACGAAGCACATCAAAAACATCGGGGCCGGTGTGGTGACGATCGAGGGATTTGGCACCGAGACGATTGACGGCGTTGCGAACCAAACACTCAACCAGTGGGAAGCCATTACGCTCCGCTGCTACGCGACGGGAGCATGGGGGATAACATGAGCTACTTCAAATATACCGGCTGGCTGGATTCAACAGGCGTTGCCCGCGGATGGAAAAACGTCGATGGCAATCCGCGCGTCGTCTCTCAGACGTACCTGGAGCAAATCGCCGAGGGTGGCGTTACCGGGCATTCCGTGTTTGAGAAGATCGGATTCTCGACGCTGACCGGAACGACGGCAAAGGATGTTTGGTCGTACACCGACGCGACGATTACGCTGCCGACCACTGGCACAGCGATGGAGGTATACACCGCGCACGCACAGGACCGAGCATCGGCAATCCGCGGCCCACTGACCGCCGACGCCGGGGGCACGACAACCAGCCTCGTCGATGCGTCCGAGGACTTCCTCGCCGCGACGGCGGTAGCAGTTGGCGATCTGGTGATTCTCGACAAATCAGGCACGACGCCCGAGTACGGATTCGTTACCGCGGTAGCCACCACTACACTCACGATTGCTGGCGGATTCAGCAGCGGCGGGACAGCGGCATCCAGGGGCTACCACGTCGTCAGCGTGGCGGCTTACACGGGAGCGCACGCGGTCAAAATCAGTTACTTGACGACCGCGTTCGCTCAGAAGTCAGAGATCGTCTTGCTCGGTGGAAACGCGACCGGGGTTGATTTAATCAACACGGACGTTTTTCGCGTCAACTCGATGCGAGTCATCTCGGCAGGGACGGGCGGGGTTGCGGCGGCTGCGATCCAGCTATGGGACGCGGACGGTTCCGCCCCGGTCTACACCTACATTACGGCCGGGTACACCAGGGCAAGGAACACTGTCTACACCGTGCCGGCTGGCAAGACGCTCTACCTCACGCAGATTTCATGCGGCTACGCGACAACCGCGAATCAAGTGCAAAGCGCCAGGATCATCCTGCGAACGACGCAAAATGACGGCTTCGCAACGAATCTGTTTCAAGCCATCGCGGAAGTGAGCAGCCCGAACGCTTTCAACTTGGTGAAGTTCGATATCCCAATTAGGCTGCCGGCCGGCGTGACACTCAAATTTACCGCAGTGCCGACCGCGAATGGAACAGTGGTTACGATTGCACGGGGATGGATTGAATAGGAGAACGAGATGGCGAAACTAATGGAAGCGGTGGCTCGGCTCTACGGTAGCAACGAAACGCTAATTCGTGAGATCCAGGCTCTCTACACGCTCGGGACGACGATCGTGAAGCGGATCAGTGACGATAACAGAATGGCGAGGGAATCCGAGCACGCCGCCACGCTGGCTGTCATGCAGGCCGAAGTGTGGGCCGGGGCATCGAAGGCGGAAGAGATCGTGGCCGAGGACTTTGGGAAACTGGTGGTCGCGATCCAGGCGACGCTGGACGAGATCGACAGACTGAACGCGAAGCAGGGGACGTTTTTCCAGGTGGCAGCGACGATTGACGACACGCTGCCGGTTGTGGGGTAGTTTCAACACGAAAGGGAAGGCGAGTGGCGCAGAATCAGACGGTGGACCTGTCTCAATTGAGTGACGAGCAACTTTACGCAATCGGCTACCAGCAGCGGAAGCAGATCGACGAGTGCAACCGGGCGCTGGAAATGATTGATCGAGTGTTGGCAACTCGGCAGGCCGTTGCAGAAGCGACGGCGGCCAAGGCCGAGAAGCCGGCGGAGGAGGTGTCGAATGGATAGCCCACAGACGCCGCTGTACGTGAACGACGGACAGTATGCGCTGGCGATTTCCGATTCGCCCAACAGTTCACTGAAGCAGAACCTCGTCATCATCGACAGCGTAAATGGTGAGGTGTTCCGCATCAACGAGGACGGCACGCTTGTAGGTGACCTTGACGCGGCAATCGCAGTGTGTGAATCCAACGGTGGCTGGGGAATTTGCGTCCTGCGAGCGATTCAACGACTGAGAGTGTGAGATGTTGACCCGTCGAGAGTACGAGCAGATCAAAGCGGCCCTGAGCATGGCCGACGGGCTTACGCTGCGAGTGAGCGAACAGAGCATTGAAGTTGTGCCAGTACAAAACGTGCTTAACCTGCTGGCCAACTGGACTGAGCAGGACGAGCCGAAAGAAGGTGAATGATGGCAGGCGAGATCAAGTATCGGCACAACGCGACCGGGGCTACGCTTTACGTCCCGATTCAGAGCGAGGCCGGGACGTATTACAACGTCGCGACCGACGCACTGGAAACACTCGACCCGATGCACTGGTACGTTGCCGGGAGCAACCGCTACAACGTCCCGGTTGTCGAGACGCCTGCTGGTGGCTATCTGTACGTCGGGACGTTTCCGGCATCGCTTGCGGCTGGGTGGTACTATCTGTTCGTCACGGTGAAATCCGGGGCCGATCCTGCGATTACGGACACGCCGGTGGCGACAATCAGCGGCTATTGGGACGGCACGACGTTTCACGACGACGGATTCAAGGCTCTTACGGAGACTGCATGATGACCGCTTACGCGATTACCGGGACACTGAATCCCGATTGCACCGCAGCGACGACGGGAAATGCGATCGGCACTCTCAACGGACAGCCGTACTGGAGTTGGTCAAGCGGCGGGGCAACGTGGTATCTGTGGTATGAAGGTACGCGTTGGTACATTTCGCAGGATTTCAACGGGGATGGCGCGCTGACGGTGACTGATTTGACAGCCGGGCCTTCTTGGCGATCCAGCAGCCTGGCTGGCGTCTATTTGCCGTATCGCAACGCCACGGGGCTGCCGACCGTTGCGTCGGTGCCTGCGGGCGGCATCAAAATCCTGGCTTTGCAAATTTTCGTCGGTATCGATGCTGGCAAATACGTCCTGTTGAAAGAGAGTGACTGAGATGACACTGCGATTCAAGGCGGATGCGTTTCCATTTGTGGCTGTGGCGGCTCCCGACGTGAACGTGACGACCATTGAAGGAACCGACGCAACCGACGCGTTGGAAGCGGCAGCAGCGGCTGCGATTGCGGCGGCAGGGCTGTCAGCACCGGGCGGCACGTATGCCCAGACGGTCACTGTCACAACCGGGACGCCAGCGGTAGCTGTCCAGGGTGCGACGGTCGAAATCCGAGAGGCAGACGGGACATTGGTGGACATTCAGACGACCAACGCGAGCGGGGTAGCTACGCCGACGTGCGACGCGGGGACGTATAGCCTCGTGGTCAGTAAGTCGAGCCTGTATGCGAGCAGCACGGCAGAGATCACGGTGACGTCAGCCGCGGCAAGGTCGGTTACGCTCAGTGCCATAGGATCAGTCCCCAGCCCATCGTCCGACCTGCAATGCACGGGATACAGCTACGTCTACGATGAGGACGGGAATGTAGAGAGCGGGGTGTCGATTGTCTGCCGCCTTGTGCGTGAGCCGACAGGCGGCGGCATCATCGTCGAGAACGCAGAGAGAACCGAGGCGAGCGGCGCGGGCGGTCTCGTGACATTCGAGCAACTATGGATCGGCGGGACGTATGAATTTCGGCGCTCCGGTTCGACAGTTAGAAAGCCTGTCACGATTGCCGCTGACGACGTTGATTCACTAGGAAGATTTCCGATTCCGAATTTCCGAGGATAGCCACAACGAACTGGCTGCGGAAAAGCGAGTATCGCGGCGGCAGTGAATTGGAACAGGCTGGGGGGCGGGGGGCCGATGCGCAACAGGACACTAAAACTCGAAGTGCAAGCCATTCTAGGGCGCTGGCCGATTAGTCCCGAGGTACGTAAGAGGACGATCCGACGACTCGATAGAATCGTGAGCAACAAGAGGGCCAGTCGACGCGAAGTGACCGCGGCGGCCCGGGCGCTGATTGCCGCAGATGCCCTATCCCTGGCTGAAGAAAAATCGAATGACGGCTTTACACAAGAGGAACTACTTGCGAAATGGCAAGAGGCGGTATCAGACGGCGTGGCGGCCGAACTTGCGCGCCGTTCGGTTCGCCGAATCGAAGACGGCGGAACTGACCAGCCCGACGCAGCAGTGGTGCCCGCACAAGCCGTTCCCGAGACAGCGAACGTTTCTTGAAGAGACTGCGCTCGAGGTGTTGTATGGCGGTGCGGCAGGAGGCGGGAAGTCAGATGCAATCTTGATGGCCGCTCTTGAATACGTGGACGTGCCGGGTTACAGCGCGTTGATCCTGCGGCGGGACTTTCAGCGGCTGAACCTGGCCGGGGCGATCATGGATCGCAGCAAGGAATGGCTGAAAGGGACGTCGGCAACGTGGAATGAGACGGCGAAGCGGTGGACGTTCCCCAGCGGGGCCAAGATTTCGTTCGGCTACGTGGACAACCCTGACGACCGATTCCGTTACGCATCGGCAGAATACCAATTCATCGGATGGGACGAACTTACCGAGTTTCGCCTGACTGACGACGAAAGCAACCCGTACATGTTCCTGTTCTCCCGCCTTCGCAAAACCAAGGAGCTCGACCAGGCGGCAGCCAAGGCCGGCCGCGGTCCTGTTCCGCTGCGGATGCGATCGGCGAGCAACCCCGGCAATATCGGTCATGCGTGGGTCAAACGGCGGTTTCTGACTCAGGACAGTGCGACGGCGATCGAGCGGAGCGACGCGCGGGTGTTTGACGGGCCGGAGGGACGGCGATTTGTTCCGGCTGCGATTCGAGACAATCCAGCACTCGACCCCGACGAATACGAGCGGCAGTTGTCCCACCTGCCCCCGGTGACGCGGGCGCGGCTGATGCGTGGGAATTGGGACGTGGTCGAGTCGCTGGTCATTCCGGCAGAGTGGCTGCGGAGGTACGACGCCCGCGGGGATCTGCTGGACGCCGGGGAGAAGAGGACAATCGACCGGCGGCAGTGTCGGCGGTTCGCGACGATTGACACCGCTGGGACCAGCCGGGACAAGGCGGACGCGGCGCGAGGCAAGGGCGCCTCTTGGTCCGTGGTTGCGGTTTGGGACTACTGGACGTCGGCGGATCTGCTGTTTCTGCGGCACGTTTGGCGGGACCGAGTCGAGTGGTCGAACCTCGTGCCGGCTGTCAAGGCGACGCTGGCGGACTGGCAGGTCCGATCGGCTCGGATTGAAAACGCCCACTACGGCCCTCCGCTGCGGTCAGAACTGCTGGGCGCTGGGGTGGGGGATGCGGCTCTCGTCGGGCCTGTCTTGGAGGGCATGCGAGACGGCACGGCCGGGGCCAAACTGGATCGGGCTGTAGCGGCCGGCCTGATCAAGCGGCTGGAGGCAGGCAAGTTGCTGATTCCGCAGGCGGCCCCGTGGCTGGCCGCTTACGAGAGCGAGTTGACCGCATGGCAGGGTTTGCCGGACGAGCCGGCGGACCAGATTGACGTGAGCAGCTATGCGGCGGCCGAGTGCCGTCGCGTGGTTGGCGGGTGGGGTGGCACAATCAACCTAGGAGGCATGGCACGATGAGCAAGCAGAAGCAACCCGAGCAAGACCGGCAACTCGAGCAGGCCCCCGAGCCGATGCTGACCGTCCACCGCGCGAGGCAAGCGGCCATGTTGGGCATCTCGCATGCGTGGCGAAAGGCCGGGGCCAAAGAAATCCCGAGCGACAACGCGCCGGGGATGCTGCGGAAGGTCGCCATCGGCTACGTCCTGGACGAAATCCGTGCGGCCGCGGAGGCGAACCAGTGAAGCGTACCCGCGAAGCCCAGCAGCGACGCCAAGACGATCCGCTTTTGAAGCCGGCGGAGGTCGCGAGGCTCTTGGGTGTCTCCGAGTCCACGGTGAGCAGGTGGGTTCGGCAGGGGCTTCTCGTCGCCGTCTGGCTGCCGTCTGGCCGGCCGGTCATCCGCCAGAGCGACGTACAACTGCCGGGCTAGTCGATTTCGCCCGAGCCCTGCCAGATCCGGATCCGCCAGATCCCGCGGTGGTCTTCCTGCCCGTACAAGACGCGGATTGAGTACGTTCCGCCACGGTCCATGTTGACCGACACGTGTGAGTCCGGCTTGCCGATAATCCAGCGAGGATTTTTCAGGCTGCCCGGCGGAAGCTTCGCATCGACAACGAGCAGGTCACGCCCGACACTGCGGGCGCCGTCTTTCGCGTCCAGTTCCAGCCGCCAATCGTCTTGGACGGTGAACTCCGCGGTCCGGCCGACGCCGGTTGAACGGAATTCAACGACCAGCTTTTCTTTCGGCTCCGCGCCGTCGACGCCCGCTGCGCAGCCGTAGACGATCGTCGCCACCAGTCCTACCGCCAGCATCCAGGGGAGATTTCGCCAGAACATCGCAAGCCCTTTCGTGCCATTCGTGCCGTTTCTTCCATTGCTACCGCATTCAGTCTGGCGCGCGTTGCGGCAAAAGTCAAGTTCGCCGTATCGTTGGGGCATGGCCAAATTCCGCAAGGCAATTCTGAAAACTGGCACCTATCACAGCCCAGACGGCAAGGTCGAGGTGACAACCGATCGGTTGCGGAATTGGGAGCTACAATTTGGCCGCATGACGCGGGCGAAGCAGGTCGTTCCGATCGACTGGGACCACGCCGACACGGCCGAGGCACTGCAGCCGCTGACGATGGATGTCTACCACCGCCGCCGGTCGGCTAAGTCCACCATCGGGCACCTGGCCGACTTCCGTGTCAACGACGCGGGGGACGCGGCGGAGATCACGCTTGACATCCGGGCGCCCAAGGCCGCTGAAGCCGCCGAACTGAACACGGTCTACGTGTCGCCGGTACTCTTCCCCGAGTGGCGGGACGGCGCCGGAAACTGCTACCGGGACGCAATCACCCACGTTGACATGGTCAATCACCCGGTGGACCACTCCCAGACGCCATTCGTGCCAGTCGAATCGCAGACAATCGCCTGCGCTTTGCGGATGAGCCTGAACGCGAAACCTTACCGACTCTCGGAGGAACCGATGGACGACGACAAGAAGCCCGACGACGAAGAGACGCCCGAGACGCCGGAAGACGCCGAGCCCGCCGAAGACACTCCCGCCGAGCCGCCCCCGCCGCCCGAGAACGCGAGCACGGTTGACGACATTCTCGAAGGGCTACGCACGTTCAATATCGTGCTGCCGGACGGGACCAACGGGAGCAACCTGCTGGAGCGGCTGCATTCCGCGCTGCTGACGGCCGCCGCGCACCAAGGCAAGGGGCCGAACGACGACGCGCAGGCCCCGCCCGCGGATACCAAGATTGAAGACCCCGCCATCGCCACCATGAGCCTGCAGGCCCGTGCGGCGCTGTCCTGGGCCGAAGGCCAGTATCGGGCATCGCTCGCCAGTCGTCTGAAGACGCTGGCGGAATCCGGCCGGGCGACGCCGGCGGAAATCAAGACCCTAGACGGCCAGAGTACGGCAGTCCGCCTGAGCCTGGACGCCAGCGGTAAGCCGTCTCCGTCGGATCTGGAGAAGTGGATTGAGTCCCGTGAGGCGATCCCCGCCGGGACGTTCTGGAGCCCGACGCAGCGGCTCAGCCTGGCAAGCGCGACGGTCATTGATCCGCCCGCTGCCATGCGAGGAGAAATGACGCCGGACGAAATCAAGGCCACCGCCGATTGGGCGCTTGGTCGCAAGAGCTAACGGACGGTCGAAACAACACCACATTTTTTGAGCAGGTGACACGATGAGCAAAATGGGCGGATGGGCAACGCCGGGTATTGGTGCGGACCGTACCGTGGCCGAAACCGAAATCCTTTGGGGCGCTGATCAGGCCCGCAGTGCGGCCCTGTGGACGTCGGCGGTAATTTCCGGGGCGGCCCGTGACGCCGGCAACACGCCGACGACGGTCTTGCGGCCGGGGCTACTGATGGGCAAGGTGACCAGCAGCGGCGAGTTCAAGGAGTGGAATCCGGACGGGACTGACGGCAGCGAAAACCTGTGGGGCGTGCTCGATACCGAGTTGCGAGCGCAGGACTTCGACGCCACGGACCAGGACCGCGTATTCCGCCTGCTAGTGGCCCGTGCTCCGCTGAAGGCCCGCAAGTTGCTGATCGAAGGAACCGCGCTGGTCGGGGACACCGACGAGTACCTGGCTCGTCGCATGCTGGCCAAGGCGGGGTTTGTCCTGGACGACGATCCGGGCAACTACCTGTCGGGCCTGAACCAGCGAATTTCCCGCGTAACGGGGGTGACGGACGCGGTGACCGCCGCCGAAAACGGCTCGCTGCTGATTTATTCGAACGCTGCCTCGGTGACCGTGACCCTGCCGACGATCGTCCCTGGCCTGTCGTTCGACCTGCTGCGCGAGGGAGACGAGGAATTCATCGTCACGAGTGCGGAAGGCGACAACGTCATCGTTGGTAACGACCTGGCCGCCGATTCGATCACGTTCACGACGGCCGGCAACCACATCGGCGCGATGGTGCATGTCGAATCGATCTACGTCAACGGAACGCCTTTGTGGCTGCTGACGTTGCCAAACGTGCCGATCGGAACGGGCGTTAACACGCTGCCGTTCGGGCTCGGAACCTAACAGACATTGAACGAATACCGCGGCTAGGGTAGCTCCCGAAAGCTCGCTCCCCGGCGAGTAGCCGCGTCCAAACACGATGGGGCTTTCGCCTGGGGACGGCGCGAGAGAGACACGACACATGGCCAGCTATCTTGACATCCTCCGCCCGCAAGTGCTGACGCAGGTCGTTCGGCAAGTGGTGGCGAGCGCCGACCCGATCTTGAACTTTATGGGATTCCAACCGGGCGGCTCGAACGAGAAGTACATGGGGCACGGTCGCGAAGGCGCCTTCCACGTCTTCGACGATTCGCGGAAGGTCGGCAAGGGGCGGGCGCCTGGCACACCGGCGGCGCGCAGCAGCAAGCAGCCGATGAAGCAGATCCCGTTCGTCTACCCACGGATGCACGACAGCGTGAGCCTGCTGGCCGAGTTCTACCACAACCTCGGACGCATCGACGATCCGGCGATGCGGGACGAGGCAGGGAAGGACATGATCACCAGGCAGACGGGCGTCCTGAGTCAGAAGGCCGCAAACTGGCGTATTGCCATGACCGTGGGCATGTTGCGGGATCAGCTGTACGTGCACCAGGAAGGGGACGACTGGTTCGTCAACTACACCAGCGGCTCGGCTCTGTTCCAGATGAACTGCCGAGTGCCGGCGGGCAACAAGAATCAGCTGCTGATGCTGGATCGGTCCGGCGGGACGATCCTGGGGACAATCATCGACGTGCCTTGGTCGAATGCCGGCGCCAACATCCCCTTGCACATCGCCAAGATCAATCAGGCCCGCGCCGTCCTGGGCGTTGGTCCCGTGACCGATGTTCACCTGAATTCAGTGACGTGGCAGTACCTGATCACCAACGATTACCTGGCCGCGATGGCAGGTATCGCCAACCCGCCGTTCGAGAACTTCGCGAGGGAAGCCGGCAAGCGGCCGGACGGCAGCCCGATGCACGAGTACATCGGCCGGTTCAATGCCCTGCCGGGCGTGACGTTCCATATTTCGGACGAGGGATTGGAACTGTGGAGCGCCACGACGGACACCTACGTCCATACGAAGCACTGGGCCGACGGCATGGTGGTCATGATGGGCGACCCGAAGGCCCGCAGCGACAACTACACGCTGTATCAGGGCTCGGAACCGATCGCCGAGTATGACGGGGGACCGGAGACGGTCCGTGTCGGCCTGAGCAGCTGGAGTAAGAAGACGGCCAATCCGACGGCCACCGAGATTTACGTCTTGGACAACGCACTGCCGGTCAATCACGACCCGTACAGCATCTGCATTGCGACGGTCGCCGGGTTCTAGGACACTTGACGCGGCCGACGCCGCATTTTGAAAGCGAGGACTCGAAACATGGGTACGCCCTGGACAAGACGCGTTCCGCAAAGCGTGGAACGTCAGACCGACACGCTGCCGCAGACAGCCGACGAGGCGCTGTTCCGGATCACGGGCGGCAAGGTCCGAATCCTGGAAATCGTCGGCGAGGTGACCACCGCGATTCAGAATCAGGCCAATAACACGAAGTTGAAGTTCAATCCGGCCGGGACCGGCGCCGACGTGGACTTGTGCGCGGTCCTAAACATCGCCGATGACGCGGTGGGACGGCTGTATTCGATCACAGGCGATTTTTCCGATGCCATGATCGATGGCCTGTGGGCACTGGAGACGGATAGCGTGATGGAGAAGCGGGGAATCATCCTCGGGCCGGGCGACATCGAACTGGACTGCGCCGCGAGCAACGCGGGTTCCGTCAAGTGGACGGTCACCTGGGAGCCGCTGGACGCCGGCGGAAACGTCGCTTACGTGTAGAGCATGCCTTTCGTGCTGGGTTGCTTCGCGTGGGGCCGGCTGGCTCATCCGGCCGGCCCCTTGTGTTTTATGGGGTGAATCGTGACCGTTGAAACGCTGCCGGTTCTGTGTACGCAAGCCGAAGTTGAGCGGGTGCTATCCGCCAACGGCGTGGTTGCGTTTGCGGATCACGATGGCGACGGGATCGAGGACAGCGGAGTTGTAGACGACTGCATTCAGCGGGCGAGCGACGAAATTTTGCTGTACCTACATGACCGATACGAAAACGCGGTCCTAGCGACGGTAAACCTCGTGCGCAGGTGGGCGGCAGTTGGCGCGGCGTGCTATCTGTGTGAGACGCGAAACAATCCTCCGCCCGAATCGCTCCGTGCTCAGTGGGACAGGCTGATCCAGGAGCCGGACGGGTTGATCGTCAGAATCGGAGCCGGACACCAGAATCTGCCGGGCGTCGAACTGCGGTACGACAGTCGCCCAAGCTTCTCGAACCTGCGAGTTGACCGACGCTGGCCGACCAGCAAAACGCGGGTGACGCGAGTCAATAGCAGCGACGCGCCAACGACGCTGACGCAAGATCATACCATCGAGCCGGCGGGGTTTGACCTGTGACCGACACGACGATCTATTTTCGAGGAGGGCGACAACTGGCGCGGCAATTGGCCAGTCGTCTCGTCGGCATGGTGACCGGACGGGAGCCGGACACGCTGGGTATCGGGCGCGGCGTGTTTACTGCGGTCGGATTTGCGGCCCTGTCCGACATCAAGGCGGATTTCATCCGTAAGGCCAAGGGGCAGCCGGGCGAAGACGGGCAGACGTGGGCGCCGCTGAGTCCGAAGACGATCGCACGCCGGCGGATCGGGCCGGGCGACAAGCGGATCCCCCATATCGCCGCGAGGTTACAGGCCGAGAAAGACGCCGCCAAGGCTGCGAGGCAGAAGTTTGACGCGGACACGAAGCGACGTCGCGATCGCCTGGCGGCCCGGTTCGCGCTGTCGATGCCTCCAAGCGAGGCCCGTAAGCGAGCAGATGAGCAAATCAAGGCCGAGCGGAAGGAGGCAGACTTTCGCCTCCGTGGCCAGATCGCGTTGGCCAATGCGACCGGGAAGCGGCGATGGGAGATACTTGCCCAGCGGCAGGTGGACATTCTCCGCGACACGGGCGTCCTGCTCAACAGCCTGTCACCTGGCCAGATCAGTGGGGACGGGCCGGGGATCGTCTATCAGCCTCCGGGCGGCGACGGCGGTGACAAGCAGGTCTTTTCCCTGTTCGACAGCGGCGTAATCGTCGGCACGACGGTCAAGTACGCCAAGACTCACCAGGAAGGCGACGCAAGCCGGAAGATACCCGCGCGCCCGTTTCTGCCCACGCGTGGAGTGCCGCAAGTCTGGCTCGATCGCTGGGCGGATGCCGGACAAGTGGCACTGGCCGAAGGCGCGAGACAGCTTTACCAGACGGTGGGGACATGATCGAAGAAAAGTGCCTACTGCTGGCTGTCCGGAATCAACTGCGGTCGGCGTGCGGCTATGCGGAAACGGCGTGCGAAGTCGAGTTCGACGAACTGGCCCCCGGAACCGTCGGCGAGACCTACGTGATTGTGCAGCCGGGCGGATTCCGCCGCGGGCCGCATCAAGACAAGAGCGGGACCGTTCGGGACTACGTCTACGCAGTGAGCGTGACGGTAGTTAAGCGAGTCCGCCACGTTCCGCGAGACCGATACCGAGACGTGTTCCTGAACAACCTGGCCAGTCTGGACCAGGAGCTGGAGAGCATCGCGGCGGCAATCGACTGGCAGTATGCCGTGACCACGGCGGCAAACGCCCTGCTGGTTGAAGGCGGGGACGCGGCGCAGGGATTCAATCATCCGCTGACGTTTACGGGCGTAGACGCCAAGCCACGGCTGGTCGACCCGGGCGTGTTCGCCGCCACGGGCCACCAGGCGGCCGGAATGGCTCGGACGATTCACTTTGACGGGGCGAGGCGAACCAAAACAGTCAACGTGTAGGAGCAACGACCATGACAGCATCGGCCAATATCACCATTTCCGCGACCATTGGCGGGAAGCAGGTTTACAAGAGCTTCACGCGGTCTGCGGACCACCCCAATGTCTACCAGGATATCGACCTGCCGGCCGGCAAGGCCGCTACGGATTGGGTGAAATCCGACGCAGACACGGCCGCCTGCAACCTGACCGCAGGGCATGGGTACAGCAGCGGAAAGGCGGACGTTTACTGGACTGCGTCTGGAGTTGCCAAGCAGCGGCACAATGTTGACATGACGGTCACCGTTAACGCGCTGGCCCTGGATGGCGGGACGGGCGACGATTTTCCGGCATCGGCAACCACGGGCGTCGTCGTATGTACGCAGACCGCCATCAACGTGCAGGCCGACGGCAGTACCGCGGTCGCGATTTGCGTCTGCGCCGAGTTCGCCGTGACGACCGAAACCGCCTACTGCGGGGCCGACTTCCAGGACACCGCACCGGCGACCGTCAAATTCTTCCACCTGCCGCCGAACGAGCCGCAGTTGTGGACCAAGTACAGCATCGCCGCAAACCCGCTGACTGGAAACGTCATCGAGGAATGCAAGGCCAGCAACGGCAGCGCGACCAATGCCGCCGTGTTGCAGATCCTGATCTTGGAGGACGCGACTTGACCGGAATCGTAATCCCCAGCGACCGAACAACCAAGCAGCAGCCGATGGGCTACTGTCTGAATCCCGCCTGCCGCGAGCGGAGCGAGGATAGCCGGTTCGAGTTTGCCGTGGATCACGACCGCTTCGCCTGTCCCAAATGCGGCAGTCGTGACGCGCCGGGCGTGGGCCTGCTGGTCTTGACTCACCTATTGATCCGCGACCCGCGCGGGCCGATCAAGGGGGAACTGGGCCGGTTCAAGGTGGCGTGCGACACTCGCCGCGCCTACCTTGCCACGCTGACGAACCTGGAAGCCGCCACCGCCGAGCCGTCGATTGCCAACTGCCCTGGCTGCCTTGCCGCCGCCGAGAAAGCCGGAATCCGAACACCGCAGGGGGCCGCCCTGCTCGCCAAAGCCTGAAAGGGATTGCCATGTCGTTCATCGCCGGACCGTACACCGCCACGTATAAGGGATCCGCGCTGGGCCAGACCGCCGACGGATACCGAGTGAGTCACCAGTTTTTCAAGCGGCTGATTCTGGGCGACAGTTACGCACAGACGCCGCAAGACGAGGTGTACCAAGGGGCGGAGGTGTTTGTGCAAATGCGGCTGATCGAATATGACGCCGCAGGGGTGCAATCTGTGATGTGGCCATATGGCGCGTACATGAACGTCGGGCAGGTTGGTCGCGTGTCTCGCCAGCAATCGCTGGCTGGCGCATTGGTACTGACCGCGGTCGCAGGGACGCCGGCAGCGACCGTGCCGTCCAGCGTGACGCTGACAAACGCGATTTTGGCGGAGGGGTTCCCCGTGGAACTGCTATTCGCGCCGGACCTGCGCGAGGTGCCGCTACGGCTCCGGGTCTTTCCTTCCACCGTCGGCGTGTTCGGCTCCGTGGCCTGATTCGCGCCGGGCGGTGACGGCGTGAGTTTGGCGGCGGAGAAAGGCGGGCGACGTGGCGGATGCAAGTCTGAAAATCATCTTGGTGGACGAAGGCGGGCCGGCGGCTGGCCCAACCGCCGCGCCGTCAATCAATCCGCCATCGCCAATCCAGATGCCGCCGGGGCCGCAGTCGAGCCGCACGGCAGGCCCGCAAGCGCAAGCGGCCAATCAGACGCCGCAGACGTTGGGACGCCACCAGGCGGCAACCAGCGGCCCTACCGTGGCGAGCGCGGCCGCCGACTTGGCTACTCACCTTGCCAAGGCGTCTGGACTTGGCGGGCTCGTCGGAACAGTCCGGACTGCTACCGGGCTGATCGGCGAATTCATGCGGTTTACGAAGACGGTCGCCGGTCCGGGTGCGTCAACGTTCGATGTTCACCTTCCGGAAATGCCGCAGCATGTTCCAGCGGGGCAAAACGCGACATGGACACCGCCGATTCCGCGATTGCCGCGAATGCCGACGCAGGCCCCGGTTGCTCCGGTTCCGTCCGCTGCTCAGTCGGCTACAGCAGCGACAGCATCGCGAGTCGCCGCAACGGGGGCGGCAAGCGCAGCCGGCTCCGCTGCTGGCACGGCGGCGGCGGGATCCGCGGGGGCAGCGGCTGGCGCTGCAGGCAGTCTGGCTGCAGCCGCTGGGCCGGTCGGAATCGCACTGGCCGCCGTGGCGGTTGCGGCAACCGCGGCCGCGATCGGCGTCAAAGCGTTCTTCGCCGTGGTCAAGGATCAAGCCCAGAAGCTGGAAGGCTACAGCGGCGCCGTGGCAATGGCGACTTCGGAGTCCGAAATCCGCGGTGAAATGGCGATGATGCGGAGGGCGCAGCGGATCGGGCCGGACGTTGCCCGGTTCGAGCAACTGCGAGGCAAGGCGTCTGAGAAGCTGGCGGACGTGACGACGGAAATCCTCAACCAGTTGTTCGAGATCGTCAACAAGTTCGAGCCGATGATTTCCGCGGGTGTCGAAATCTTGGGGTTACTTCCCCCGGCAATCGAAGTCGTGGGGGAAGCGGTGCAGGTGAATTTTGACCTGTTGATGGGCGACTTTGCCGGGGCATGGCAGGACACGAAAGAGGGCGCCGAAGCGATCAAGAAACTCGGCAAGGCGGTCAAGGACTTCATCGACGACAGCAAGCAGCAAGACGTGGTCCAAGACCCGTTCATCCAGGAATTCTTCGACAGCCTACCGCAGAGGCTGGCACAAGACAGACGCGGCCCCGCGGCGCCGGCCGGACGGCGGTTGAATGGCCCGCGGCCAATGGACCCAATCGTCCAGGCGTTCGGGCAGGCAAACGCGGCGGTAGCAGGGGGAGGCCCGTAAATGCCCATGATCCTGGCTGACGTTGGCGTGGTCGAGTACAACGGCTACACGTTCGATGGGGCGTCCAACGTGACCATCCGCTGCGAACCGGTCTACGACGACGCCGGGCGGACAGTCGTTTACCACAAATACGTCGTGAACGTCAAATCTTTGGTTGCCGAGGTGGCGGGGACCGATTTAACGCTGGCCGGCATCCGCGCCCTTCTCACTAAAGCCGGTTACGGCCTGCGAGTCTACAATAAGGGCTACGGAAACCTGATCGTCAATGCCGCCTGGGACGCCGCGAGCGTCAACGACGTTGCGTTCGGCCCCAAGCCGCGGATCTTGTCCTGGACTCCAATCGGCTCGATTTACGCGTGCGAGATCGAATGGGAGTGTGAGGCGTGCGTCGCCTACTGCTACCTGCCGCAGACGCACAGCGGCATTCTGGCGTTCAATTACGGGATCACCTACGCACTGGACTACCGAGGGCTGACGACGCGGACGATTGCCGGGTATTACGAGATCGCGATGAGCCGCAACGGGTACGCGATTCCCGACACGGCTGACAATTACCGAACACTGGTGTCCCCCGCGATTCCCGAGCGATTCCAGCGGACGACGCAATCGTACGCGCTGAGCCTGGACAAGCGGCGATGTGACTTCAATGTCACTGACCAGGAGCTGCCGAGCAATAACCCGTGGCCGGCGGGCGTGGTCAAGGCCGAAGGCAGGCATCGGGTGAACTGGACGCGGTCCGGCGGCAATGCCAACCGGCTGTTCAATCAGATCGGCTTGGACGTGGAAATGGGCGCGGACCAGCCGATGCTGAACGCCTACGCCGCCTTTGCGGCGATCGTCAAACAGCGGTTGAATATCGTGTTGGCAACCGACAACTACGGCGTGATGATCGACACGCTGAGCGTTGAAGAAAGTCTGTTCGATCGGCAATGCTCGTTTTCGTGTTCGTATCGCCTGACGCGGTCGCTCAAGCAGATTCTGACCGATACTGGCCTGTGGCAACCGCTGGGCCTGAATACCTGGGGAGCATGGTCGGCAGCCATCCAGGGACTGATGGACCAGCGGGGCTACGCCAACATGCAGCACCTGGCGGCGAACGACGCGATTGTGGACCCGTGCGGGGCAACGTTTACGATCCCGTGGGACGCGGTCGCCGTCGAGAAGCCGCAGCAAGCCGTGTTTGGCCGCTTGCTGCTGGCCAACGACACACCGGCGCCGGAAAACTCCTGGCTGGAGTACGACGCCCACGTGTTCGTCCTGCGCGACCGGGCCACCGTCCGCCACGCGATCATGCAGCCGCCGGACGAGGAAGACGCCGCCTATAACCCACAGGACGCCGCCGGGCTCAAGTACCCGGTGCGCGGCGGGACGGATGACATTCTCCAGCGGTCGGGAAAGTCGCGACACACGGCCGTATTTCAGGGGCACGCCAAGCGAGCTGGACACCCGATCCCAAGGCCATCGCTGACGCAAGTGGGCGACGTAGCGGCGCAACAGGCGTTGCGGTCGGACGACTTCATTCAGCGCATCCAAGACAACTGGCTTGGAGTTCCGATCTATGTTGCCAAGTGGAACATCGTATACAATCTGGCCGGGGAACCGGGGGCAATCGATCCCCCGGCAAATCTAGCGAAAGGTGTTCAGTCCGATGGAACTGCCGAAATGTCCGCCAGCCCGTAGCGTGCTGGAATCCGGGGAGATCGTGTTTCACGTTCGACGCGGTGGCGAGTGCGTCACCGAGCACAAGGTGGACCTGCTGTCGCTCAAACTGACGTGCGAGGAGTGCGAGCAGTCCCACGGGTTACAGATTGCCGACGGCCGCATCCAGCCGACGGCCGCGTTCCTTCGCGATTTGGCGGGACGCATCCAAGAACTTGGCGTTGAAAATTGCACGCCGACAACCGCCTGGCAGATGTGGCTGGCTGCCGCCGAGGCGATGGCCGAACTAAAAAACGCACTGAGCGAGATGCCGAGTTAGCCTTTTGGTTTCATCTCGACCCGCGGACCTTGACGCCGGTCGAGAAACTCGGTTTTCTCGCCAACCTCGAGCATTGCAAGGCCCAACAGACGATCCACTTGGGAAATTACGATCCATGCGACCATCGAGGCGTCTACCGATTATGGAAGGACGCCTACGGAAAAGAGGGCTTGGCGCGTAAGGCCCAGTCATTGGCGGCCGAAGCCAAAATGGAGCGGGATTGCGACGCGGCCCGCGGGAGACGATGATGTTTGACTGGCTGAAAACAGGATTGCAACGGCTCTCTTTCTATCCCGCCGGCTACCAGGCGGTGACAGCCGATCCGCAGGCCAAAGAGCGGGAACAGTTGGTCGACGACGTGCCGAAGACGGCCGGATACCAGGGGCTCGGGTATCATCGCTGGGGACTGTACCCAAAGAACCTTCCGCAGTTTACGTTCCTCACGGTCCAGCAGATGCTGCTGGAACCGACGATACGGCTCGGGCTTGCCATGCGGGCGGCCCCGCTCTGCTCGCTGCAGTGGGGATGGAAGGACGGCGACACGTGGCAGGACGGAATCCAGGCAGCGCAGCCGGATGTAGCCGAGTTCGTGGAGCGGCAACTCAAGCGGATCTGGGCGAACGACCTGGACGCGGTTCTGTCCGCGCAAATCTGGGGCTGGTCGGCCGGAGAAGTTACGCATCGCATGACGGGCGCGGGGCAGGTTGAGATCGATCGTCTTTTGCCACGACACGCCAATGATGTTCGGGCAATGTCTCGCCAGTCCAAGCTGATCGGCTGCCGCGTGACGCGGTGCGCGACGATCGCCGGCGGATCTGTGGATCTGGAGTTCCCCAAGTGCTGGTGGCATGCGTTCGCGCCCGAGGCCGGAATGCACTATGGCCTGTCCGTGTTGATGGGGGCCTATAGCCCGTGGTGGGACAAGTGGATGGACGGCGGCGCCCTGGACGTGCGACGGTTGTTCATGCACAAGGACGCGTATGCAGGTGCCGACTTGACCTATCCCGAGGGCATGCAATTCATTCCTGGCAAGGGTGAGGTTCCAAACCGTGACATTGCACGCGAGATCGTGGAACAAGTCATCGCCGGCGGAGTGACGACGCGGCCCGCGAGCCTGGGGCCGAACGGGGAAGAATTGTGGAAACTGACCCGCGCCACGGTGGCAAGCAGTCCGACGCATATCCTACAGTACCCCAAGGATTTGGACGTGGAAATCCTCCGGGGGCTCGAAATCGCGGACGACGTTCTCGCCGTGGACGGCTCCGGAAGCTGGGCCGGAAAACGGGTGCCAATGGCTGCCTTCTACGCCGGGCTCGACCGCTGGGCGTCTGCCGTGGTGCGCGACCTTGACGAGCAGGTAATTCGACCGCTGGTCGAATTAAATTTCGGCGAGGAAGTCGAATACCAGATCGGACACAAGCCGCTTGCCGAGCAGGCGATGGAGCAGCAACAGGACGACGGCAGCAAACAACAACCGGGGGCCGGCGGCGATTCCTACGCGGATCTGTTCGGCGGTCCTCAGCCGGGGCAACCGGGCCGGCCTGCCGCACAAGTCCCGCCAGCGCAGCAGCCTGGCCAGCGAATGAGCCTCCGCGAGCAAGAGGCGGTGTCATCCGCCGTTCAGCGGGTTATCCGGCTGCGCGGCGGGCCGGAGGCCAGCGGGGAACGCTGGATCACCATCGGGGCACAGCACGGCGACGACGGCGAGAAACACGGCGGGTTCCCCTGCAATATCAACGCCGATGGCGAGATCATCGCCGGCGGTCCGAAGGGGATGCGCGGCAAGAAGGTCTCCGAGGTCTACAAGCACTTCCGCAAGGCTCGCAACACGCCGCAGGCGAAAGAGAAGCGGTATCAGGGGCTGGTGAAGAAACAGGCAAAAGCGTGGCAAATCAGCCCCGCCGAGTACCAGCAATTCGCGGACGAGGTCCACAAGGAGAAGTTGGCCCACCATCAAGCGAGGGAATCCGCTAAGGCTGCGGCCCGGAAATCGTTGGGCGTGACCGCTGCAGACGTCAACCGCTGGGAGAACCAGGGGCTCGACTACTCGAGCGCAAAGCTGTCAAAGTATGAGTTTGATCGGGCCGGGCAATCGCTGGCCAGCCAATACCGGGATCTGGGCTGGGGTGGAGGTTACGGCGACGGGCAGGACGAGGGCGGGCACGACGCTAAGCTCTGGGAACTGTTGAAGGAAGGCAAGGTTGACCCGCCCAGCCGGCACAGCGAAGAGTTTCACGCTGACGTTGACGAATACCTGCAATATCTGGCGAGCCAATCCGGCGGACTGGACGACGCGCCGGACGCCGGGGATACGGGTTTCGACTTCGGAGCCAACGCGGACGACGACGAGTTCACGCGGTTCGGCCTGGAAGTCTTGCGGCTGGCTCGCCAGAAGCACATGTTAACCGAGGGCCGCGCCGGCGGTGACAAGAGCGGTACGCCGGACCAGAAGCGCATCAAGTGGATCACCATCGGCGGAGGCCATGAGGAAGGAAAGAAGCACGCCGGAGGGACACCGATCGGGCTGAACGAAGCCGGGGAAGTTGTCGCCGGGGGGCCGGCGCACTTGAAGGGCGTCCATATCTCGGACGTGAAAGAGCATTTCGACGACATTCGGGCCGGGGGCGAGGGGAAGGCGAAGAAGGAAGAGGATACGCGCACTCCGCAGCAGGCACGCGAACAAGCGGCCGAAAAGCGAAAGGCTGAACAACAGGCAAGTGCAGAAGCCAAGTATGGCAAGCCTCGCCCCCTGTTGGCTGACATGCCGATTGACGACATGCTGGCCGAGCGAGATAAGTTGATCGGCGCGCCAGAGCAATACCCAGGACACAGACGGATGATGCAGGCCAGAATCCGCGAACTAAACGGAGAATTGACAAAGCGCGGGCACGTCGAGAAGTCCGATTCCGACATCGTAAACGAGGACTTTGCAGACAACTGGGGCCGGGTCATGGGCGACCCCGACGGTGCGAGCGACAAGGACATAAGCCGCGCCATGAGTTACGGCGACGATTTGCGAGACCACTTGACGAAGCAGGGGAAGCACGACGCCGCCGCATCGGTTGTTTCTGAAATCGACAACCTGAAACGGATCTTGCGGGAGCGAGAGCGGAACGCGGCAAATCCGGCCCCCAACCCGATCCACACGCCGCCCGAGCCGGACGCGGCCAAGACGTTCCTGAACGGCGACGAAGCCGAGTACGTCGGAACGTCCGAGCAAATCAGCGGCGGGACGTTCTTTCACGTCAAGATGCTGGAAGGAAAAGACAAGGGCAAGGTGAAGGTGACGTCGCGAGCGCCGGACGGCAGTAATCCCCAGATGGACGCGCGCAAGGCAGAGCAAGAGGCAGGCCGCAAGGACACTGAAGCCAAGTTCAAAGCCTTACGTGAAAGCGGGGAGTACGACCAGATGCCGCCGTCGAAGCCCGCCCCCGCCATCGACCTATTCGGCAACGCCATCAAGCCCGCCGCTCCGAAAGCCGAGGCCATCCAGGATCTGGGCGGCAAGCAACAAGGGCTGTTCCCGAAGAAGGGACTGCCGGGGCAGATGAACATGTTTGCCGAGGCCGGGGTGCCGGATGAGATGTTGCCGGCGCATTTGCGGAAAGAATCCGAGAAAATTCCTCAAGTCCCGCTTGCATCCAATCCGAAACCGGATATACTGCAATCAGCGGCTGGCAGTGTGCCGGACGCACAGCAGCAACCGAAAGCGGAGGGCGGGAAGATGGTTGGCGACCAACTAAAACAGATTCAAGCAGCCGGACAAGCAGAGACGCTTACTGTTCGCGTGGAGCACAGCAAGGGGTACACTGGCAAGCGGTCCGGAAAGAGCTATCTTGCCCGCGTGAACGGCATGAGCAAGGAATATGGTCTTGATCGCGAATTCTTAGAACCAGATGATCGCGATTATGGTGATTCTCAACTGTACAAGAAGAGTAAAGGTTCTTGGCACGAAATTCATACGATTCAACCTGATGGCGGAGTCTACGACATCGCGACTCACGGAGAATCCGTGTATCGCGTGTATTTTCCGAAGGTGAAGGACGGAAAGGTTCAATTGGTGTCGTCTACCGTTCAACGCGACGAATTGAAGCAGGCGATTACCCTACTGAAACACGCCGGAATGGACGTTGACGAGTTGCCAAAGGCAATGTCCGACAGCAAAAAAGAAGACGGGACGCTGATTGATCGCGTGAGGCGATGGACTAGACACCACATGGATTCCGAAGTTGCGGAGGCATACGAGGGCGACGTAGAGGCCATGCGATCGCACGTAAGTGATGCGGGCTGGGTGGCAAGGCAACGCAAGGGGTACGTCGCTGCCGTTCGCCGGGCACTCGGGGAAACCGAAGCATGACGCCCCACACTGACACCCTACGCGCCGCCCTGCTTGCCAGCGGTCGAAGCCAGTACGACCTGTCCCGCGAAACGGGCGTTGCTCAAAGCCGGATTTCCGCCCTGCTGTCCGGCGGGGGTTGCAACTGGGAGAACGGCTGCAAGTTGGCGGCAGCGGTCGGGATGGAATGGAAGCCGCGGAGGAAGTCCCGTAAATGAAACGCCGCGCCCGCCCAACAATCACGGACCTGATCATCCGCCGGACCATCATGGCGAGCGAGGAAATCGCCGCCGAACTGCGCGAGCGACTGGCCAACGCGATCACCGACGCCGACGCCCGCCGGCTGGGCGTGCAGGGCGTCTTGGATCTGGCCCGCGACATCCTCCGCCAGTACGAGCCGCTTCTCGCCGAACTGATCGGGGACAGCGAGTTGCACGGCTGGGTGGCCGGGTACAGCTACACCGCCGAGCGGCTGCCGCCGTGGCTGCAGGACGTAATGCGGCGCCCTGGACGGCCGCCGGGTGAGCCGCCCAAGATCGTTTTGCCGGGCCTGCTGGGCGGCGGGGATCCGGAACTCCGGTTCCCCATCCTCGACAAGGCGGTCCAGTCGCTCCAAGACCGCGACATCCTGACGCGACCCCAGTACGACACGCTTTCTGCCGAAGCCCGCCAGCGTGTGTTCACGGTGGCCGGCGACCTGACCACGGAGACCATTGACGCCATCCGCGAGGAATTGGCCGCCGACATCGACGAGGGGGCCAGTTTGACCGGGTTTCGCAACCGGATCAAAGACCGGCTGGACGGCTCGCCCATTGGCAAGTGGCACTTGGAGACGGTCTATCGGACCAACGTGCAATCCGCCTTCCGGGACGGCCGGGAATCGCTGGCGAATAATCCAATCGTCGCCGCGGTGTTTCCATACCAGGCTTACGAGCCGATCCACGACGGGCGGGTACGCGACGAGCACGCCGAACTGGAGAAGCTGGGGCTGAACGGGACGAACGTCTACCGGCGGGATGACCCGATGTGGAACTACTTCACGCCGCCGTGGGGCTACAACTGCCGATGCGGTGTCAACCTGCTGACCGTCGACGCCGCAGCCCGCGCCGGGGTGGCCGAGGCCAAGCTGTGGCAATCGACGGGCCGGCCGCCGGAGGTTCCCGAGCATCGGTTGCAGGCGATTGACTTTCGGCCGCCGGTGGGATTTGGGACGCGGGGCAGGCAAACCGTAGGGGCACTTTAATGGACTACCACGTCCTGAAAATCGACGGCGAGAACTGCCTTTCCCCGCGGGAACTGGCCGACGCCGCGAACGAGCAGGGATTCCCAGCGGACTTCTGGGGCCGGGCAAACTCGATCCGCCTGCCGATCGGGTTCGAGCCGGGGACCGCCCATATCGTTGTCCCGCGCGCCACGTGGGACGCCATCGACGCCGACGGGATCCACACACTGACGTGGCTGATGAGTCGCAACGGGACCGCGACAACAACGACGTTTTTCAACTGGGTGCTGTGCGATTCTCGCATCCAGGGCATCGACGGGGACGAGAAAGCCGCCTATTTGCTGACGCTTCGCGACGCCCGCCAGATCCTGAAACACGCCAAGCTGATCAACCAGGGGTATAACGTTTCCGTTCCCACCCCGTGCGGCTCGGACGTGGGCAGCGGGGGCACGTTCGGCTGCGACAAGCGGTATCTTCCGGAAACGCTCAATGGTGGCTCGCCGTGGGCGTGGCAAGAGATCCTAGTCGATCTGTGGGCCAGATTGCCAGCGGCACTTGCTGGGGCCTGTCCGGTGCTGCCCTGGGCGCCGCCCCACCTGCCGGACAGTTGGCGATTCCACGGGATTCAAGTTTGGCAGGCAATCCAGATGCTGATGGACGCCTGCCAAACGACCATCATGCCGACCGCTACGGCGTGGGAATGTGTCAATTTCGGGACGGCGCAGGCTACGCCGTGGGCGGCGCTGACCGGCCGCTTGCTTCGCGACGAGAAGCCGAAAGACCCTTGCCGGTGCATGTTGCCGGAGTCCGTCCGCGTGACGTTTCCCGCGCGATTGTGCGACCCGTGCCGATGGGATACGCCATCGGCCTGGGAGGACGAGCCGGTCTACATGAGCGCCGCCTACGCCACGGGGCAGACCTGCAGCGAGGCCAGCAGCGAACTGGGCGTGCGGTACGACCTGATCGCCGAATACGTCTGCGATGGGACGGTGGCCAACGCGACCGACCTGGAGACGGCTGCCGCCGCCATTGCCGCCCGCATCGCAACCAGGATGAGCGTGGCGCGGGATCTGGCCAAAGACCATTCCGGGATCTGTCACGAGGTGACCTTCGGGAGCAAGATTCACGAGATCGTCTTCCGGGACTACGGCGACGACAACGGATGTATCACCGAGGCTTACGGTTACCAGACCTGGGGCCTGCCGCGCGAGGCGTGGACGAAGCCCGTTCGCGACTACCCGGATTGCGACCGCTCGATTTGGGTGCAAGCCGTGGATTGCATCCAGCTTGGCGTAGGCGGTGCTGTTTCCGTGGTCCGGTACGACGCCACAGCGGCCGCCTGGGTTCCCGACGCCGGCGCCTGCGCGGACGGTTCCGGGACGGTGATTGTGTGCGATCCAAACTGCTGGCTGTTCGCACTGCCGGGGGAAGTCTTCCGCGTGACACGCGACGGGTGCGCGGGGGCGGATTGCTGGCTGCCGGAATCGCCCTACGGCTTGCGACGGAAGGTCCGTATCGAAAGCCGGCTGGGCTGCGGGGAGACAGGAACGGCTACCGTCTTGGAGCCGGGAGACGGAGGCAACGGGTCCGGGGATTGCTCGCCATCGCCGGCCGGATGCACGGCGGGATGGGCAAAGTCGCTTTGTGAGATCGAAGTCTGCAACGACGGGAATAGGATTATCGCCTGTGACGTGCCATGCGAGGACGCATGGGTGGAAGCGATTCCAGGCACGTGCGTCTGGCTCGCCACGCCGGGGCAGCGGGCGACGATAGCGACCGCGGTGCTGACCGGCGAATTTTGCGGGGACGATCCGGCGGCACTGTCCGGATTCCAAGCCCGCGATGTTTGCGACTGGACTCCCGAGCCGACGCCGGACACCGCCGGGGCAGACGTCAAGCGGCTGGGCTGCGTTGGGGACACGGTCCTGCTGTACTGGGATGAAAGCGACGACGTGTGCGGCTGGAAAGTGCTGTCAACGCCTGTCCATACGTTCGATCACATGTTCACCCGCGCCGAGTGCGAGGAAGCCGGTTGTTTGAAACTCTACCAGACCACAGGAAAAGTAGGCGTTGAACAATGCCAGTCTTGCGAGACCGAGAGCGACGCCGGGGTTCCGGTCGCGTTTATTGACGTGGTGACCGGGGCCAGCGTGACCTACGACAGCGGCAGCGGTTCCGGATGCAACACGGACGGCGGCAATCTGGCAATCTCTCTGCAGACCAGCCGGATATGCGTCGTCTGTCCGACTGGGGAAGGCGGCAGCCATACGATCGGGACGCCAGTGACGTTTCCCTTGGAACTTGAGGAGGTCGAGGCGGTCATTGACGCCGAGCCGATTTGCGACCCGTGCTTTGGAATCCGTCAGACGGTCCAGAAGTTTCATGCGTTCTGCCTGAAAACGTCGGAGGTAATTGACGCGGAATTGTGCGACTGCTACGAGTGCCCAAAGGAATCCGGGTCAGGGAGTTGACGCATGGTAGCTGTCATTCGCCTGAACGGTGCGTTCGTCCGCTACAACGGCAAGTTTGCGATCGATCCAGATCTGTGCGATTGCGATTGTGATGAGGGTGAATGTTGCTGCGACAACCTGACCGATCTGTATATCGAGGCCACGGTTGGCAGTTGCTACGTTAAGGCGAAAATGACGCGTGAGGCGGACGGCAGTTACGGAGGATTTCTCGTTCGACTATGGTCAACCAGCCTCGACCTTGGAGGATCAACGCTGCGAGCCTACGTTCACTGCTTTAGCCAAACATGCGCACTTGGGTTTTACTCAGATACATGCAGCGGACTGCCACCTGGATTCGACCCGTATGACGTAGGATCTGCAATTTGGGATAAGTTGTCGAATTGCGAATTGCCGCAGACGTTCAGCCGGCCTGGGGCATGCAATAACGCGACGTGCGGGACTGGGCAAACGCTGTACTTTACCATCGGGGAAACGGCATTCTGACCGGGGACACCATGACAACGGCGAGACAGAGGCGGGCGGAACTGCGGGGCAATCAGGCGACGCCGGCCATTGCGATGCGAACGACCGCACGCCAGCGGATGAACGGGACGCCGGCGGTTCTGAAAACGACGCCATCCGTCTGCAAACATCTCGGGAAGCAGGTCGGCTCCCTCGTCTGCAAGTGCTCCGGAAAGGCCCGAATTTGGGAATGCTCGCATCCCGAGACGCCGCACGGCTACGCCATCGCGGTCCCTCCGCGGGAGTGGATTGACGGCCCGATCAAGTTCAACGACGGGAAGCGGTCCGAGGCAATCTACCTGCCGTGGCCGTGGTCCGCAGATAAGCCGACGCCGGACTACGGAATCCTGACCTGTGACAGGTGCCCAAATCGCGAATTGGCGGACCAGACCGCGCCCGCGCCGCATCCGCTTGCGGTCGCCGAGTGGTTCGCCCAACCGGGCAACGTGGCTTACGGTGACCAGATCGGGCCCGAGGTGCTGAACGCTGGAGCCAGCGTTTGCGTCGTGACGGGCTACACTCCTGAGTCGGAGGTTTGGCGGCAGATCGGCGAGCGAACCAGTTGGACCATGCGGGACTACTGCCGGCGGCACGGGTACGGGTTCCGGTGCCACACGCGGGACTTCGAGCCGGGAGTCCATCCGAGTTGGTCCAAGGTCAAGTTCCTCCGCGAGGCCCTGGAATCCCACGAAACCGCCCTTTGGCTGGACGCTGACGCGCTGATCACCAACCCGCACATACGCATCGAGGACATCCACCAGGGACCGGAAGAACTTGCTCTATGCTCCGATTCCGTGGCGTTGAACTGCGGGGCAATCATGCTGCGCCGCTCGCCGTTCGCGTCCTGGCTGCTGGCCACGCTGTGGGCCCGCCGCAACGACGGCAACCGCCTCTGGGAACAGGACACCATGCAGCAACTGATTCACCACGGCGAAATCGGCGCCCATCTGCGGATCTATCCGCCGCGGACGTTCAACGCCTGTGTGCCGTCGAAAGCCGGTCGGTTCGGATTCGCGGATCGGTTCGACTGGCGTCCAGGGGACTTCGTTGCCCACATTTACCACACGGGCGGGCACGCGGAGCGGAAAGTTCCGCACGTCGCCGCGGTCATGCAGGCCGCGACCGCGGGGATCGATCACGATTTCATCGAGCAATCGCGCGAGTTCCTGGAATCACTACCGCCGTTCGACGCCGGGCGGTTCAGCGGCCGCGGGATCGTGACGTCCGCCGGCGGCCCCCGGCTGCAACTCAATGCCTATGTCATGCTCCGTTTGCTCCGGTCGCTCGGATGCAAACTTCCTGTCGAACTCTGGTACGACGGTGATCGAGAGCGAGATGACGGGTTCGCCGCGATGGTGGCCCCGCTGGGCGTGCGGTGCGTTGACGGTCGGGCGCAGGGGTTCACCTACCAGAAGCCGGCCGGTCCGATCACTCACGCCGGGCGGCATACCTGCAAGGTTGATTTGGCCCTGGGACTGAACCTCAAGGTCTACGCGGTGGCGTGGTCCTCGTTCGCGGAGGTACTGTGGATTGACGCCGACAACTGCCCAGTGCGCGACCCGTCTGGACTGTTCGACGATCCGGCTTACACGGAATCCGGTTCAATACTGTGGCCAGACCCGGCGCCGAACTATGGTCCCAACCTGGCCGCGTTCGGCACGGGGGGGTACTTCCGGGAGGGACTGGAGACGGGCCAGATGCTCTTTCACAAGCCCAGCACCTGGCCGGCGCTGGCTCTGAACTGCTGGTACAACGAGCGGGCCGAGTACACCTATCAGTATTCGTGGACCGACAAGGACACGATTCTGGCGGCCATGCTTCGCGCAGGGCTGCCATTGAACGTGGCCCCGCTACCGCTGGCCGAGAGTCAGGTCTACGGGCAATTCGGGCCGGACGGCGGGCTGTCGTTCTGTCATCGCGTCGGCGCTGCGAAGTGGAAGCCCGGGCCGGACAACGCCAGTCCGGAGTGGTTCCTGTGGCACGAGCGATGCCAGCGGTTCGTTGACGAATACCAGGCGGCGATGCAGTAGGCCCGCCAGTACGCCACGTTCGCTTCTCCCGCCCCCTAATCCGCCCCGCCCCCTGGGATCCGCTCCGCAGCCGGACGCGGCTGGAGCCCCTCCCGCTCGATGCCGTCGGCCAGCAGCCGGGCCAGCAGCGCTGACTGCCCGTGACGCGGCGCAATGCTGGCCAGCTTATCGAGCAGCGATTCCGGCAGGCTGAACGACCGCACCCGGCAAATCTCGCCGCTGTATTTCCGCGGCTGTCCGACGCTGCGGCCCGTCTTTTTCCGTCCCATGTCCTGATCTCCTTTCGCCAAATCATAACAGATTATCGGCCAGTTATCAAGGTTTCCGCAGCCAGGAAGAAAACTTTGACAATTTTTCAAGATTCCCCTTGCAACGTACCGATATCATGATAGGATATAGGAGTGCAAGGGACGAACAACCACGAACGAAAGGGAAACGATGACCATGCTAACCACGAAAACCGGAATCATCTGCGAACTGTTCGCGACCGTCCGAGAAGCGTTTGTCGCGAAGGCAGCCTACGAAGCCAACGGGTTCAAAGTGCGAGTCTACTTTGTCAACGAAAACTTCGATGACCAGATGACCGCAATCGAAGCGACCCCAGGATTCCTGAACTGACCACCAACCGAAAGCATGGGGCGGGGACCGCAACCCGCCCCATGCCGGAGCCGACTCCATGACGCAAGCCGAACGACGCCGACGCATCGCTCACCTGACCGCACAGGCCAACGCCATTCGGGCCGAATGCTGGCGGGGCTACCAGGACCTGATTGTGGACGGCCGGACGATCGCGACCGCGGCGGAAATCGAGAAGTCATCCTGGCGGTTGGTTTGCGATGCCGACGCGCAGGTTAGACGACTTTCCGAAGGGCTCCGCAGCCGTCGAAAATAATCTGACAATTTTTGCGAATTGTGCTTGCATGGTGCCGATAACCTGCTAAGATAAATGAAGTGAAGGACACGAACACGCAACGCAAAGGGGAACGAAAATGAAGACCGAATACGATCAGAACGACGTGGACATGGATGGACGATGGGAAATCATCGACACCTACACCGCCCGATGCTACGGTGGCAACGGCGATGAGCCTGGGGACGTGCCAGTCGCCGTCCGGCCGTGCGAGGTACGCGGCAGCGATGACGACGTAACGATGTGGGCGGCGGCAGAAATCCCCGATGAGTGCACGAACTACATCGGGATCTACACCGATCGCGATGAGGCGGTTGCAGCGGCTGAGGCGTTCTGCGCGGAACATGACCATGGCTGACTGACCGCCACGTTTCGCTGCCCGCGGTGTGGCGGGCAGTATTGGGGGACGATCGACCTGGCTGCCGGTACGGTCGAGTGCCATGCCCGCGGCTGCGGGTGGACGGGCCGGCGGGATGAGTGCGGATTGTGACACCAGGCCCCGCGGGGCCGCAACGGGAGGGATGGGACGATGGTAAAACGCGAAATCATCAATCGACTGAACAACGGCACGGACCCGAAATCGCTCGGGTTTGAACGTGCCGCGACTGACGCGTTCGGCAACGAGTACTGGTGCCGACGGCAGGGCGCGGTAACCGTGCGGCTGAATCGTCACGAAGCCGACGACGGGACCGTGACGTGGGACGATGACGTTGAGGGATGGGAGAATCCGTCATGAGCGAACGGCTATTCTGGGCATTACTCGCCGCCGGCTTGATCCTGGCGGCCCAACTGATCGGAGGATGACATGGACAGGAAAGAGCGTTGCGAGACATGCCGCTGGTCGATGCCGTGCAAAAACTGCCGGCTGATGACAGGCACGGTCCAATGCAGACGACATCCTCCAGCGGTTGCTGTGCTGCGGCTGCTGACGGAAGAATCGGCGCGGTGTTCCGTTTGGCCCCACCCTATGGCCGATGACTGGTGTGGCGAGTGGCAGCCTACGCCACCAGCAGCCGTAGACGAGGACGCCCTGTTTGCCGCTGGACCAGCCACGGGGGGGCGGGATTGACTTGGTGCGCACGATCTGATATGATACCGACCATGCGACGAACAAACATACACCTGACGGACGAGCAACGCGACTGGCTCCGACGGCATTCCGCCGACGCTGGGCAGCCACCAGCCGCAATCGTCCGGCTGGCAATCGATCATTACCGCGAAGCGACCGAGCGACGCACAGACCGGCGAGGCCCACGGCCGTCGACCCGCGAGCGCCGCAACGCTGCCGAGCGGTAATCTGTCCCGTGCCGGGTGACAGACGCATGCGTCTTTCACGACCGGCTGCCTGGGGCTGAACGACGAGGCCCCCAGCCGCCCGCAAGGGCCGCTGAGAAACAGGAGCCTGCAAGTACGCGGGCGTTTTCACGGATTGTTCCCATTCCAACTTGTGAGCGCAGCTATGCGCAGGAGTTCTGTCTTGAGCCAAGAACTTGCACCTGTTCCCAACGGCAAGGCCGTCTCGAAGGTAGAGAAAAACAATTGGATGAGGCTTGGAAAGCAAGGAAAGTTCGAGTTGATTCCGAAAGGCGAAATTAACATCGACCACGCCTACCAGCGAGACAAGACAAGCCAGTCACGAATCCTTTCAATTGCCCGCGACTTCTCTTGGCAGGCGTTCGGCGTGCTGCTGTGCGTCCGCAGAGAAGACGGAACCGTCTGGGCGTTTGACGGGCAGCACCGCAAGCTCGCCGCGGACAAGCGGTCCGACGTGTCAAAGCTTCCGTGCTTGGTGTTCACTGCCGACGACTTGGAGCAAGAGGCGCGGGCGTTCCTCTCGTCAAACACGGTTCGCGGAGTTGTCGTGTCGCTCGACAAGTACCGCGCTTTGCTGACATGCAAGGATACGACCGCGCTCATGGTGCAGGAAATGGTCAGGAGCACTGGACACCAGATCGGACGCACAACCACCGGAGTCCGATGCGTCGCTTTCCTGATGAAGGCCATGCAACTCGACCAGGACACGCTTTTGAAAATCTGGCCGATGGCCGCAAGGATCGCGCAGGATCACGCCATCACGGACGAGCTTGTCAAGGCGCTGTTCACGACCGAAAGGGCGATGCGACGCACTGGGCAGGGAAGCCTGAGCGACAAGCACAACCAGGAAGCCATCTCGAAGCTGAGATACTACCAGTTCGACGAGTCCAACAAGAAAGCCGCGGCGTACCTTGGCGGTGGAGAGAAGACGCACGCGAGGGCACTCGTTGACTGCTTGAACTTCCGGCGCACAAAGAACCGCATCGACTTAGACAAGGTGCCAAGCAATGCGTGATCCGATGTCCGGTATCGTCCGCAAGTTAAAGCCTGGATTCTGTGAGCTTCCGATAGACAAGATCAGGTCAGACGGTGGACGGTCGATAGACAAAAAGCACGTCAAAGCCCTGTCCGAGTCCATCGCAGTGGAAGGCCTGTTGTGCCCGGTCTCAGTGACCACGGAATCCAAGATTGTTTGCGGACGGCACCGGCTTCATGCCTGCAGGCTACTCGGCTGGAAAAAGATACCGGCTGTCGTGGTCGGCTTCGACGCGATACACGCGGAGCTGGCGGAGATTGACGAGAACGTCGTCAGGAAAGACCTGTCAGCCATCGAGCGGAGCAAGGCACTTGCCCGTCGCAAAGAGCTGTACGAGACGTTGCATCCAGATACAGTCAAGGGTGGGGACCGCAAGAGTGAAGACGCAGAAATCAAACGGACAACTTGTCCGTCTGTTCCTTCATTCGCCGCCGACACCGCCGCCAAGACTGGTCAGTCGGAACGGCAAGTACGGCGCGACGTTGCAATCGGAATTGGAGTGCCTGACGACGTGGTCGCTGTAATAGCCGATACGAAGCTGGCCAACAACAAAAAGCAGTTGACCAAACTGGCGAAATTGGACGCAGACAAACAGCGTGCAGTTGCTAAGAAGATCGCCGACGGCGCCGCCAGCACAGTCACGTCGGCACTGAAAGAACATCATCCGGTCGCCGACGAAGTTTGCGACGACGACCAAGCCGCCGACGGGGGCGCGGGGCCGGTCACAAGCGGCCCGCTCGCCGGAATGGAACCGGACCCCGTCGGCGTTGATTCTGAGCCGACCACTTGTGAAGCCTACACGACGCGACTTGTCGAGTGGACCCGCAAGCAGTTCTGCAATATCGACGGACTGACATGGGGCCACGCCATGAGTGTGTGGGCGAGACTCTCTGAGTTGAGCGCAGACCAACTTGACGCGATGTAAAAGGAACCGAATCATGCCAACCCCCAACTATCGCCGCTGGCTCAAAATGACGGACGAGGAAGCCCGGGCCGAATTCCGCCGGCTGGAACGTCACGACGACATCATTGAATGGATCTGCACCGTCGTTGGCTGCATTGCCGTCGGCGCGATCATCGGGTTCGGCATGTGGCTTTGGAACTGAGCGTATCGGGGCATTTGGAAGCGTGGGGCATCATCCAGGCCCGCAAGCGGGCCGCAAACGAGAAAGTGAGAGTACGTATGGAACCCGAGTTGACCAAGGGGCTGCTGGAATCAGTGGAATTCGCCACCGACATCCTGGCGCAGCACGCCGCGACGTTGCGTGAGTCGCATGAATCGCCAGCGACCGAGGAATGGGACTCACGGGAGCTGCACATTGAGCACATGAAGTGTTTGACAGTTTGCTTCCGTCTGGAGTGCTTCGCGATGTCGCTGGCCAAGGTGTTGCGGCGCGACGAACGGCAGGACGCGGTGGCATTCGGTAACTGAACATCCCGCCGGATCGTTTCCGGCGTGGTTCCCGGCGGCCCGATTCAATCTTGACGGTGTGTAGGGCCGCCGGGGTTTTTGATTCACAGGGGGATGAGCGATGAGCGAAGCGGACTTACGGGCGGTGCTCCAAGCGGCGGATCGCATGTACAACGCGATTCGACAGTATTTCGCCGCAGAAGGATTCGACGAGCAGGCCAGCGCTGACCGCGAACTATTCGCGGCCTGCAACGGGTACGACACGGCCAGCGAGAATGCGGGCCCGTCGCCGCTGGTCAGTCCGCCGGACGTGAGCAGGAACTGAAGCATGAGCATTTACACTCACCAGGGATTTTGCGGTCGAGTCCCACGTGACTATCAAGAGGGTGTCTTCGACCGGCACGAGCAGCAACTAGCATGGGAGGACGAATACTATGGCTCTTTCGGGAGTGATTTCGGGGAAGCGGATGAGGCTTCGGCGTGCGTTTTTCTACGCGACGGCCGGGTGGGGGAAGTCAACCTGGGCGGGATCTTGGCCCAACCCTGTCGCGATTTGCAGCGAAAAGGGAATGGATGACATCGGCTGCGCGAGGTTTGAGCCGAAGTCGTGGGATGAGTTCCAACGGAACCTGCTGTCGGTCGGCAGCGAGGAACACGACTACAAGACCCTCGTCATCGACACTGCGGACTGGGTGGAGATGATTCTCCATCGCGCAATCTGTGAGAAGTTCAGCAAGGAAACCTTGTCCGATTTCGATTGGGGGCAGGGCAACGCGAAGGCCGCAAAGGCGTGGCAATGGATCGTCGGCACGATCCAGGACACGCTGGACCGCAAAGGCATGGGGTGCGTCGTGCTGGCCCATGCACGACTGGAGAAGTTCACCAGTCCCGAGGGACCGTCTTACGATCGATGGGTACCCGACCTGGCCGACGGCACCAAGGGGACGCCGGGGGCGAGGTCGCTGTTGGTCGAGTGGGCCGATGAGGTGTTCTTTGGCAAGTACAAGGAGTACTCAGCACAAGTGGACACAAAGGGCAAGCAGGGGCGAGCCATCGGCGTTGGGTCTGGGGACCGCGTGGTGTTCACCAGCGAGCGACCCAACCATATCGCGAAGCGACACATCGAAATGCCGGACGAACTTACGTTTCCAAAGGAAAATGGGTTCGCCGTTTACCGATCGTACTGGCCGACAGGCCAGCAGCAACAGGCCGGCGCCAGCGTGGCTTCCGGCGACATTTCTGGGATCGTGGTCGAAGGCCACAGCAAGAGGAAGGAAGCAGCATGAGCGGGAATCTATCAGGTTTTGACGCGGGGCAGGTTGCCCCCAACAGTTTCGACATTCTTCCGGCCGGAGAGTATGACGCGGTGATCGTCACCAGCACGGTCGAAAACACCAGCAAGGGGGACGGCAAGTACCTCAAGCTGGAACTGCAAGTCCTCAACGGAGAGTTTCAAAATCGCAAGGTCTGGGACCGGCTGAACCTCTGGAATCCGTCGGCCAAGGCTACGGAAATCGCGAGAGGCACCCTCAGCGCGCTTTGCAGGTCGATTGGCGTACTCCAGCCGCAGGACAGCAGCGACCTGCACGGAAAGCCGCTGCGGATCAAGGTCACCGTGAGGAAGTCGGACGAGTTTGGCGAGCAGAACGAAATCAAGGCATACCGGCCGCGGCTCGCCGGGCCGACGTCGGCTCCGATGATGACGCAAGATTCGCCGAGCCCCGCTTACCAACAGTTGCGGGACTCGTCGCCGTTCTGATTTCATCCCCCTGGCGCGGCTTGTCGCCGCGCCGGTTGCTGCGCCCCGCGGGGCCGTGAGGCCCCGCGGGGTTTTGATGAGAAAGGAAACTGCCTTGAAAATCGTCAATCTGAAAACCGAAAACGTCAAGCGGCTGAAGGCCGTGGAAATCACGCCGACGGGCGACATGGTCGTCATCGGCGGGCGCAACGCGCAGGGGAAATCGTCGGTCCTGGATTCGATCGAGATGGCCCTGGGCGGGAAGGAAAGCATCCCCGACGTGCCGATCCGGCGAGGGGAGAAGTCAGCGCGAATCATCCTGCAGCTGGACGGGCCGGACGGTGGGCTGGTGATTACGCGGAGGTTCACCGAGAAGGATTCGTACATCGACATCAAGCGGGCGGACGGCGGGAAGGTTGGCGCGCCGCAGGCCCTGCTGGACTCGCTTTGCAACCGGGTGGCGTTCGATCCGCTGTCCTGGATTCGGGCGCGACCTGCGGAGCAGGTCGAAACGTTGCGAAAGCTGGTCGGGCTGGACTTCCGCCAAGCGGACAAGGAGCGGGCCGATCTGTACGCCAAACGCACCGAGATCAACCGGACGACCAAGCAGGAAGCGGCGGCGGCGGAGGCCATTCCGCAGATCGACGCGCCGGCGGCGCCCGTGAGCGTGGCGGACCTGATGGCGGAACTGCGGAGGCGGAAGGATTGCAACCGGGACATCGACGCCGGCAAGCGGAAGCGGGACGACATCGCCAACGGCATGGAGATGCTGGTCCGGCGCGCGGGCGAGATCAAGCAGAAAATCGAAACTCTGCAGGCCAAACTGGCTGACATGCGTGCGGAGCATGCGCGGATGGCACAGCAGTTGACCGAGGCCGACGGCTCCCTCTCGACCATGCAGCCCGCCAACGAATCCGAAATCGAACAGCAGATCCGCGACAGCGAGCAAATCAACGAGGCCATCCGCAGCAACAACGCCCGCCGTCAACACGAGGTGAACGCGGAGCACTTCGCCAAACAGGCGGAGCAACTGACCGCAGCCATCGACAAGATCGACGCCGACAAGTCGGCAGCGCTGGCCGCGGCCCGGTGGCCGATTCCGGGGTTGTCCTTCGACGGGGACGGGATCGTTTTCAACCGCGTGCCGCTTGACCAGGCCAGCAGCGCCGAGCAGACGAGGATCGCAGTGGCCATCGGGCTGGCACTGAACCCCAAGCTGCCCGTGGTGCTGATCCGCGACGGGAGCCTGCTGGACGAGGCCAGCTTGGCAGCCGTGGGCCAGCAGGCGGCAGCGGCCGGGGCGCAGGTCTGGGTGGAGCGAGTCGGGCGCGGGGACGAGTGCGCGGTCGTCATCGAAGACGGGGAGGTAATGACGTGATCGTCACAAAGCCTGGTAAATACCGTTGGACACGAGACGTAGGACTGCGCGGCCCGTGGTGCATTGAGACACGCGAGGCCGGTTCGGTGATCGAGGTGACGCAAATCGACTCGCAGGGCCACAAAATATGGGGACCGGAGTTTCCAGATTGGCAGCACTGGGACCAGCCGCTGGAGGCCGTGATAGATGGAGTCTCGCCGCAATGACCCTCCGCTGGTATCAGTCCGAAAGCGTTCAGGCCGCCTGGGACTTCCTGCGATCCAGCCCCGGCAACCCGGTGATTTGCCTGCCCACCGGGGCCGGCAAGAGCCTCGTGATCGGGGAGCTGTGCCGCGAGGCGGTCGAGCGGTGGGGCGGTCGGGTGATCGTGCTGGCCCATCGGAAGGAACTGCTCCAGCAGAACGCTGCCAAGATCCGCGCCGCCGCGCCCGGCCTGGACGTTGGCATCTACTCCGCCGGACTCGACCGGCGTGACACGGAGCATTCGGTGGTGGTGGCTGGAATCCAAAGCGTGTTCCGGCGGGCGGAGGAATTCGGGCAAAGGCACTTGGTGCTTGTGGACGAATGCCACCTGATTCAACCGGACGGATTTGGCATGTACCGCACGTTCCTGGACAGCCTGCGAAGCATCAACCCCCGGCTGCGGATGACTGGCCTGACCGCGACCCCGTACAGGCTCGATTCGGGCCCGCTTTGCCGACCGGATGGGCTGTTCCAGAAAATCTGCTACTCGGCCCCCGTCCGCCGGCTGATCGCCGACGGCTACCTCTGCAATTTGACGACGCGACCCGCCGCGACCACGGTGGACACGTCGGGGCTCAAGCTCCGCGGCGGGGAGTTCGTGGCCAGCGATGCCGAGCGGCTATTCTCCGGCGTTGTCGACGCAGCTTGCTCCGAGTTGGTCCGGCTGGCCGCCGGGCGCCGGGCTTGTCTCGTGTTCGCCAGCGGGGTGACTCACGCGGACCAGGTGGCAACGCACATCGAGCGGCTGACCGGGGAGCGGGTGGGCGTCGTGACCGGGGACACCTGGCCGATGCTGCGAGAGCAGACATTGAGCGACTTCCGGCAGGGCCGACTCCGCTGGTGCGTCAACGTCGATGTCCTGACCACCGGGTTCGACGCGCCGAACATCGACTGTATCGGCGTGCTGCGGGCCACGATGAGCCCGGGCCTATTCGCCCAGATCGTGGGACGGGGGTTCCGGGTGTCGCCGGAGAAGTCCGACTGTTTGGTCCTCGACTTCGGGGGGAACATCCGCCGGCATGGCCCCATTGACAGCGACGACTACGGGGTGACCGACAAACGGCAGCGGACGGCCGGCGAGGCCCCGGTGAAGTCGTGCCCGAATTGCCATACGGAATGCCTGATCGGGGCCACGGAATGCCGGGAATGCGGATTCATCTTCCCCCGTGACCGCGAGGCGAACCATGACCACCAGGCCGACGACAGCCAGATTCTCAGTGAGCCGGAGACGTGGCTTGTGGAGTCGATCCGCTACGCGGTGCACTACAAGCGGAAAGACCCGGAAGCCACGCCGACGCTGCGGGTGGACTACGACTGCAGGCGGGAAGGGGCATCGGGGGATCTTGCGGGGGAGGTCATTTCGGAGTGGGTTTGCCTCGAGCATGCCGGATTCGCGCGAAAGAAAGCCGAGCGATGGTGGAAAGCAAGATCCGTTCTGGATCCGCCGGAGACGATCAGCGAGGCGTGCGACCTTTGCCGCCGGGGAGCCGTCGGGGCTCCGCGGTCGATCGTGGCGGCTCGGCAGGGGCGGTTCTGGCGGGTCTTGTCTGCGGCGCTGGACGAGCGGCCGGAGGAATGGGCGAGTGAAGAGGCGGGAGTGGATCCGTTTGCAGAGGTTTTCGAGGAGGCGGTGTTTTGAATCCCATCCGCGAATCCTGGACATCGGCCGACGGGCAGCATCGCATCCTCGACAAGATTATCTGCGGTGACAACGTAGCGACAATGCAGACATTTCCCGATGGCTGCATCGACCTGACCGTGACGAGCCCGCCATACGATAACCTGCGGACCTACGGCGGTCATACATGGGACTTTGAGGCGGTGGCACAGCAACTCTGGCGAGTTACCAAGCCCGGTGGCGTTGTCGTCTGGGTGGTTGCCGATGCGACGGTGAACGGGAGCGAGACAGGGACCAGTTTTCGGCAGGCGTTGCGGTTTATGGAGATCGGATTTCGGTTGCATGATACGATGATTTGGGAGAAGCCGAATCCACGCCCGACGCAGAACAACCGCTACGAATCAGCGTTTGAGTATTGCTTTGTGTTTTCGAGCGGTTCGCCGACAACAGTGAACCTGATTCGAGAACGAACGGTAACGAATGGTTGGGCCGTAAAACATCGCGCAGTTGGCGGCCGGGTGGAAGTTGCTTCTGAAGGCGGACGATACAGGCACAAAGAAACCAAGATCAAGCGTAACGTCTGGTCAATTCAGATCGGTGATAGCGGATTGGGTCAACCGGCAGCGTTCCCCGAATCCCTAGCCCGTGACCACATCCTAAGCTGGAGCAACGAGGGGGACGTAGTGCTTGACCCGTTCGCGGGCAGCGGTACGACCTGCAAGATGGCCCGAGCGATGGGGCGGCGGTACGTCGGTATCGAGATCAACCCGGACTATTGCGAAATCTGCCGGAAGCGGCTGGCTCAAAATGTTCTGGAATTCGGCATCGAGCGGATGGAACGCGAGGCCGCCCGGCATCCGCTGCTCGAGCCCAAACCCCTAACCCAAAGGAGCCTGATTTGACCATGACCGACCGTACCCCAATGGACATCGCCGCCGGAGAGCTGCTGAGCATTGTGACGGAGAAAGAGGCCGCCAACGTAAGCTGGGACCAATTTGTCCAGGGCCTGCGCAAAGCGGTCGAGGCGGCGCAACACCGCCTGGACATTTGCCTGCGCATCGAGACCAGCTTTGACGCCGACCGCCAAAAGACACTGTTCCCCGTGGTGCCCCCGCCGAAAAAAGAGCGTGCCAAGCGGCGCGTCATGATGCACGCCTGCGAAGGGGAAGAAGACGCCGACGGGAAGCCGGCGGCAAAGTTTGAGTGCCGAAAGTGCGGTCGCAAAACGGACTGGATTCAGATGGAAGCGAGCGCAGCAAAGCGCGGTCTCCCGTGCCCGACGTGCAACCAGGAATAGACAGGACAGCGTGGCATGGATGTTCCCCAAGAACTCGCCGACTCGTGTTGACGCATCGGCCGAAATCTGTAGGATGGATGGTGCTGCAAGGGTTCGACAACGCCAAATAAACGACCGCCTACCCCCGATTCCGCTCGTAAAGTCTGCCGATTCTCGGCTGCCTTTGCAGCAGCGGGCGGGATCGGGGGCAAGCGGTTGTCAATGCGCGGAGAGCTTCGACATGAAGACGATTTGCGAAGGAATCGAATTTCGCTCAAGGACAGAAGCCGCTTGGTACTTGATGTTCAAGCGATACTGCCTTGATCCGGTTTACGAACCGGAAACGTTTTCTCTTGAAACAAGAGAAGGGAAGACGTTTTGGTACATGCCGGACTTTCAGATTCGCCTGTTCAGGCAAAGAGCGATGGTCGAGATCAAGGCCGGAATCGAAGGTGAGTCAATGGACATCGCCAAGGCATGTATTCTCGGCTACAAGGTTCCTACTCTCATTATCGTCGGATGGCCGCTAAAGTACGCTGCCATCTTGATCGAAGAAAGGCACAAAGGGAATCCGTATGGCCGTGAAATTGGATTCAGCGGAAATGAGGTGTATCAAGGAGAAAGCGTCGGCCTTTGTATGAGCTATCCTGACGAAGACTTTTTGGAGATCGACCCTTGCGACATGGGGCATTTCGCACCGAAGCAAGAGCCAGCAGTCGGATCAAGAGCGTACAGAATTGCCGTAGACTGCTGGAACGCCACGAAGTGGAACCGTTAGAACGGATTCTCCTATGCGCAGCCTGGATGCCGCCCTGCAATATGCCGAACTTGGCTATCGCGTTTTCCCGTGCGTCCCCAACGGGAAGCCGCCGGCGACGAAACACGGGTGCTTGGACGCGACTACGGACGAGGACAAGATTCAAGCATGGTGGACCGAGAACCCCGACTACAACGTCGCCATCGCAACCGATGGGCTGCTTGTCCTGGACATCGACCCCGACGGCAAGCCGTGGTTGACGAAAGTGGACACGGCGGAGTTGATGCGGGCGACGATGACCAGCACGCCGCGCGGCGGGGTGCATTTCTGGTTCCGCGCTGAGCAGGAATTCCGCAACACGTCCGGCGATCTGGCCAAGGGCGTGGACACCCGGGCCAACGGCGGTTACGTCCTCGTGCCGCCCAGCGTGGTCGACGGAAAGCCTTACCGCTGGGTGATCGATCTGGAAGCGGTTCTCCCCCCGGTACCTGCTTGGCTGGTGGCGTTGCTCGGGGGCCAGCGGCCGAAGATCCGGGAATCCGTCAGCGAGGAGATCCCCGAGGGGAACCGCAACCACGCCATGATTCGGTTCGCCGGCCTGTTCCGCCGCGGCGGGATGAACGAGGGCGAGATTTTCGACGCGCTGGCCGCTGTCAACGCTTCCCGCTGCAAGCCGCCGCTCCGCGACAAGGAACTGCGGAACATCGCCCGATCGGCCGCCCGGTACGAGCCGGACTTCATTGAGGAAAGCCTGATTCTCTCCCACCTGCACAACGTCGATGACGAACCGGTCGAGGAAGAGTCGGAGGCAGTCTTCCCCCAGGACTGCTTGCAGGATCTCCCCGGGCCGATGCGGGACGCCTTCCGCTACGCGGTGGACACGTCGATCAAGCCCCAGCCGGAGTTGTCGCTGGCCGCGCTGATCGCCCTGTTCGGGGCCGCATTCGGCCAGAAGGTCTGCGATGACTACGACACCAGGACGAACGTGATGGTCCTCGGATTGGCACCGAGCGGAAGCGGCAAGGAATACCCCCGGCAAGTCAACAAGCGGTTCCTGCTTGAATCCGGCCTGGAGCTGGTCAACGGGCCGGAGCGGATCGGCAGCCATGCGGGGATCATCTCCGCCGTGAGTCAACACCCGATCCGCCTGTTCCAGCTTGACGAGATCGGCCGGCTACTGGCGACCATGCGCGACCCGAAGGTGTCCCACCTGTACAACGTGGGAACGGTCCTCATGGCCCTGTACTCGTCCTCCAACACAATCTGGACCGGGGACGCGTACGCCGACGCGTCGAAGGTCAAGCGGATCAATCAGCCCCACGTTTGCGTCTACGGAACGAGCGTGGCGGAGAACCTCTACTCCGGCCTGAGCCCGGAGAACCTGACCGACGGGCTTGTGGGCCGGCTGCTGATCTTTCAAACGGACGTGCGCTGCCCGAAGCGACGGAAGCCGCTCAAGGCCAAGATCCCGAAGACGGTCTTGGAACGCCTTCGGATGTGGTCCGAGTGGAAGCCGCCGGGATCAGGGAACCTCGGGGGGCCGGCCCCGATTCTGGCAGAGAAGACGCCGGAGGCCGACGCCCGCCACGAGTCCTACTGTGATCTGGTCAACGACAAGCACCAGGCGGAGAGCGAGATCCATTCCGCCGTCTGGAGCCGAGCCCCGGAGAAGGCCGCCAAGCTGGCCCTGATCTATGCATGCTGCCAAGCCACCGACATGGCCCCGCGGATCACAATCGAGGCGGAGAACTGGGGAATCCGGCTGGCCAACTACTCGACCCGGCTGGTTCTGCAAGCCGCAAGGAACACCGTTGCAGGCAGCAAGTACGAATCGGACCTGAAGCGGGTGTTCTGCGCGATTCGAGACGGATGTACCCAGAACGAACTGACCCGCCGTACCCAGTGGCTCAAACGGAAAGAGCGGCAGGAGATCATTGCCGACCTGGAGGCCAGCGGGGCAGTCAAGAGCGTTGAGGAGCGCACTGAGAAGCGGACCAGGACCATCGTCAAACGGATGAGGTGTTCGCTGTGAACGTCAAAATTGATGCATCAATCGGGGATAACGTCAATCAACGTATGTCAATTGCGTCAATTCTCAAATTTGACGTTTTCGACGCCGTAAACCCAATAGAGATAAGCACTTATTCAATAACGTCAATAATATCATCATCATCATTCATTCATTCATTCATCTACGTGCGCAAAGGACTTAGAGCGATTCCCTTACCACCGCTTCATCTACACGCGAGAAACCTTGACGTTTTGAAAGGCACCCGAATGGAAACACGCCCCAGCATCTACGGCCCCCTGCCCCACGCCGACAACCGCGACCGCCCGGCGGCCAAGCCCGACCGCGAAGGCCGGCACGTCCGCTGCCCCGGATGCAAGGGGATCCTCAGCGTCAAAACGCCGGCCGCCTGCCCGGACTGCCGGCAGCCCCTGGACCGGGAGGGCGGACGATGACGTGGCTTCACCTGTCCGACACGACCCCGCGAGCGCGTGAGCAATACCGCTGCGAACTCTGTGGGCTGCGGATCCGCAAAGGGGCTCGGCACGTCGCCCGTCGCGGGATCGATAGCGACGGCGGTGGGCATGTCACGTATCGAATGCACGCCGTCTGTGAGTCGCGGACCCGCGGCTGGGATTTGACCGACTGGGAGGTGGCGGACGACCAATGGGACTTCCGCAGGTGTAGCCTTGACCTTCCGCTGCTCAAGGAGGCCGGCAAGTGAGCATTCGCGATATCCTCGTAACAGGACGGACGGCGCGCTTGCCGGGCGACTATGGGCCGGTGACGGACGAGGAGTTGCGCCGCAAGTCCCAGTTCCACGCTGCCGTGACGCCGGCTGCCACGGTGATTCCAGCCGACAAGACCCCCGCGGACGCGCCAGCGGGGCACAGCGGGGCCGCAAACGGGCTCCCCGAGGGAGCCGTCGCCGAGTTCCGGTTCCACCGGCAGCGGAAATTCTGCTACGAGGAT